GCAGACCTGTGCCCTGACGAAATTGACCAGTACGAAGCCTTCGCGGGCGAGGCATTCGATGTGGGGCGGGTCGCAGCCCTGTACTCACTTCATCAGGGCCCCCGGTGGGTCCTGACAGCCGATGAGTCACCTATCGTCATTGCCGGGTTTGATGAACTGCGCAAAGGTGTCTGGCAGGACTGGCTTTTTAGTGTTCCCGCCGCGTGGAGCCCGCAGCATTGGAGGCGCGTTACGCGAGAATGCAAGCGAACCATGACTGTCATGTTGCAGACTGTGGCCCATCGGCTACAATGTGTCTCGTTGGCGTCGCGCTTGGCCGCACATAGGTGGTATGGTGCGATCGGCCTGGAATTGGAGGGGCCCCTGCGTCGGTATGGCGCTGGCGGTCAGGACGCGCTCATTTTCTCAAGAGTGAGGCCCCTCTAATGGGTGCAGGATCAAGCGACCGTGCAGCCCGGCGTGCCGAACAGGCGGAAGCCGAGCGGCAAGAGCAAATGCGCATCGGTGAGGCGCGCGTCAATGCGGCCTATGACACGCCTGCACGCCAGCAACAGTATGCCGACTTCCTGAAAGCTATTCGCGAGGGCTTCATGCTCGATGCGAACAGGCAAAAGGCTGTTGCCGATCGCCGGTTGAAGTTCGCACTCGCCCGCGCCGGGCAAACTCGCGGCAGTGTCGAGACCGATCAGAAGCGCACGCTCGGCGAGGAATTCACGAAGGGCATCATCGGCTCTGAAAATCGGGCGCAGGGAGCGCTTGCTGACTTGAAAGCTGACGACGAGAACACTCGACAGGCGCTCATTTCGATGATTCGCTCGGGCGCGGATGCGACCACGGCGGCGTCTCGCATGATGTCATTGGGTGCAGCAAATGCAGAGGGCGCAAGGTCTCGTGCCCTTACAGACGGGCTCGGCGACATCTTTGCCGGGACTACCGACGTGTATCTGCGTTCCGAGGATGCGGCGGCTCGCCGCCGGGGCGCTCGCGATGCGCAAGTATCGCTGTACGGCAAACCGTTTACTGGGTGATACATGGGTACAGAAGCTGTTTGGGTCCCATACGCACTTGCCGCGCTCGGCGCAGGAGCCGGGGCCATTAATGCGCGAAACGTGGCAAAGCAACAGGAACGTATTCAAGTTCGCGGTATTGCTGCGCAGGCACGCCGTCAGGCGGAAGCAGACGCCCGATTCGCCGACGCGACGCGCGAGATCGGGCGTTCATCGCCGGAGGCAGAGCGCGCCGAAGCGCTGGATAATTTCACGTCACAGCTTCGTGCCTCGAAGGCAAGTGCCGAGGGCGATGCGTCTGGCCCTGCGGGCAGCGATCGGTACCAGACGGAAGCGGCTGGTGCGAAGGCGGACATCCAGAGGTACGGCGGTCAGCTTGCTGACATTACTTCGCGCATCAACGCGCCTGCGCGGCAGCGGGATCGTGAGAAGGTCGGCTTGCGTCGCGCAGGGTCTGATGTAGCAGGCATTGCGCGCAACGCCCAGGGCGATGCGTTCCTGACACAGTTGCTGGCGCAGTCGGTACGGCCGAATACGGCATTGTCGATAGCGGGCCCACTGTTGTCGGGCGCAGCACAAGGCATGGCAGGTGGTGGATGGGGCACTGGCGTATCGAGCGAGGAGCTGGTTGCGGGTCAGCGGGCAGGCATGGAAACGATCATGGAAGGGCTGCATCGTGCACGGCGCACCCCGATCGTGATTTAAGGACTGGTAATGGCTGAAAACACTGGCTGGCAAAAGCTCGGATTCGTGCTCGGCGGCGGTGCCGGAGGCGTGCGGGAGCAAGCCTACCAGGAAGGCCGTTACCGCACGGCACAGACCGAAAGCGCGCTTGCATCTGCACGCGAGAAGCAGCTTGACGCTGAGAGTTCGCTGCGCAAGTTGAAGGCGCGGGAGCAAACCGAGCAGCTTGCTATCGACTCAGGATTCGAGGCAGCGGACGCGCGACTGCTCGGCAACTTGGTGGTCGGTGAAGGCGGCAGTGATTTCAGGTCCGGAGTCGAAGGCCTGGCAGGACGGCAGGAAATGGATTTTCGCGCCATCTTGGGCGATCCAGCATCCTCTCGGGAGGCGCAGTTCGCCGCCGGCCAAGGCGTGCAGGGCAAGGCGCTCAACCCCTACGACATGATGGGTGCGGGTGACTTCCTGGACATTCGTCAGGAAGGTGATGTCCCGTCGCTCATGACGACGCCACTCGGCGAGACGATGGCTGATGAAAATCTGGCCTCCGCCGAGGCAAGCACGGAGCTTGCATTGCGCCGCAAGGATGAACGGCTGAATCCGCAGCGGTACATGACCGGCGCGGGCGGCATAAAAGCCCCCACCGGCTACATGCTCAATCCTGAATTCGACGACACACAGCCGCAGTCCGCTACCAATACGCGGCTGATTCCAATTTCGGGCGGCCCGGCCGACCCTAACACTCCGGGCAAACTCGGCTCGCGCGAGCGCCAGGTAATCCTGCGGGTGATCGGTGCGGCGCGGAACACCGTGTCGGACTTGCAGAACATCATGTCGCTGCCTTCCGGCGCGTCGCGCGGTGTGCTCGGTACCGGCATCGGCGGCTCGCCCGGTGCGTCAATCCTGGACGCCACTGTGGACTCACTGAAAAATCGTATCGCCGACGAAGAAACGCGCGACTACAACGCCATGCTCGGTGGCTTTACGACAGCGCTTGGCACAATAGAGCGGCAGGGCTTGCCTGGCTCTGATACGTTGTCTGCGCAATACGAGACGCTGATTTTGCGCCCCGAGGACACTGTGCAAACGAAGATGCGCAAATTGGCGCTGGTACGACAGGCTGTGGAAAACGGCCTTGAGCCGCACCTGTACTCGAACGTGTTGCCCCCCGAGTTAGAAGCCTACGTCGGCAACCTGATCGCTGCGGTCAAGCAAGCGGTGCCCTTCAGTCCGCGTGACGTGGCACTGCTCTCTGTTGAGCCCGACGGCAGTCGGCTCACGATCGCCGACATCGTGAACGAAGCCGGCGCAAATGTGCCTATCGGCCCGGATGGGTTGCCGGTTGAAGTGGCCGTCGCCGCGCCCGGCAAGCGCACGACCGGACAGAACGCCGACATCGGTGGCGGCGTGTCGAAAATTCCGGCGCGGATTCCGCAGGGCTATCGGTACACTGACCCTGAAGACGGGCAGATTTACGAGTACGGCGGCCCCGAGGGCGGCGACGGGACAAATCCCGACGACTGGTTCCCGGTGGTGATGGAGTAACGCATGGCGAAGCCGTGGGAAGTTGCAGCGCAGGGAGGGCAGTCAGCACCGTGGGTCCGGGCATCGGAAAATGCTGCGCGGCGTGAGGCCGCGCCCGCGAAGGCGCGTGAGGCGTTTGAACGCTCGCGCAACTCACCGGAGTCCGTCGCCGCGCGTGAGCGCGCTGCGCAGCATCCCGTGCGGCAGTACCTGGGCGAGGTCGGTGGCGGCATCGCAAGCGCCTTTCGTAATCTTTACGACCGGCCGCTTGATCCGAGTCGCATCCCTGAGCGTGCGGTAGGCACTCTGGAAGGTTTGACTTCTGCGTTGACGGGCGCAGCGTCGATCGTTCCTGGTGCAGTGGATCTTGCCGCTACCAATCTGTTCCCTGATCCGCGCAATCCCGAGCAGTCGCTGCTCACGGCAATGGAGAAGTACACCTACTCACCGCGCACGGAGACGGGACAGGATTTCAATGAGGCCCTCGGCGCGGTGTTTAAACCGCTCGGCGACTTGCTCTCGCCTGATGTCGTGGGCTCTGCGGCGGCGGATTACGGCGCAGATCCTGAGACGGCGCAGCAGTTGGGCGATAAGTTGGGCCCGCTGCTCGGCACGATCCCGGTCGGTGCGGCGGCTCCGCAGGCGGCGCGAGCCGCTGCGGCTGTGGGGCGTCGTGTCGCTCCGAAAACTGCCGAGTTGCTTGCGCAGGAAGTGCCTGAGCTTCCGGGTCCGAAGCTGCCGCGCGCGGCCACGGAGCCCTCTGAAGTGGCCCGCGCGGCCGACATCAAAATTCCGCCGAGTGCGAAGCCGGGCGCAAAAGGCACTGCGCTTGAATCGACCGTCGGCTCGACCCAAGCACAGGCGAAGGCGTCACTGCGTAACCAGCCCACGATCAACCGACACGCAGCAGCCGAACTCGGCTTGAAGGGCGAGCAGAAGTTTTCCGAGCAGACGTTCCGCAATCTGGAAAAGCCGCAGCACGCGGTGTACGACGAAGTTCGGAATTCCGTACCGGCGCTCGTCATCGACGAACAACTGGCGGCTGCAATCGACGGTATCGGCAAGGCACAACGCGACAATCCGCTGCTCGAAGTGGGCCCGGCCGTCACGAAGTTGCAAGAGAGGCTCGCCGAGCAGGCCGGCACTCTGAAAACTGCCGATGTCATGGCTGCGGTTCGCGACTGGCGCTTCAAAGCACGCAAGCTCTACCAGTCTATCGACGACCCGGCCAAGCATGAACAGGCGGCCGCTTTCCAGTCGGCGGCAGATTCGTTCGAAAATGCGATCGAGCGGCAGGCTGCGGCGGGAGGCAAGGGCGATCTCGGGCAGCGATTTCGCGACGCGCGCAAGTCGCTCGCGAAGATCCATGACTACGAATCCGCGATGGTGGACGGCAACATCGACATCAGCGTGCTCACCAAGATGAAGGAAGCCGGCGCGCCACTGAGTGGTCGCGCAGCCATGCTCGCGGACATCGGCCGGTGGTTTGGCCCCGAGACTCAGCAGGGCTCGATGGTGCGCATTCCGTCCGAGCGTATGCCGCCCTGGTGGCGCACGGCGCTCGGCCGTGCGGTCCAGGTCATCGGCAGGCGGCCGGTCGATGAGCTTCTTTTCAGCGAACGCTACCAGCGTCAATTCGGCGACGTGGACCCAAGTCCGGGCCCCGGCTCGCCGCTCGGTGCGTACTTCGACTCGCCCGCTCCGGTGGCGCCCGTGCCGCGCCGTGCAGGTCCAGAGGGCAGTGGCAGCGTCGATTTCTCTGGCAGCCCGAACGTGCCGCCGGCTGCGGCGCTGCGTCCCGGTCAGCGGATCGAATTCGCGCGCGATGAGGCTGGCGATGCAGCGATCCCGGCTGCCGAGAGCCGCATAGGTGACCTGACGGCCAGCGAAGTGCCGCCGCTCGAAGGCATCCCGTTCGAGGGCACGGATCTGGTGCCGGAAGGTCTGCTCACGCTCGCCGAAGATGTCGGCAGTTTCCCCGGTGCGCGAGTGCCGGAGGAAGCTGCACTGACGGAGTTTGTCACCGATCAACCTATCGAGCGCCGGCGCAGTGTGGGTCGCGACATCGGTGAAGGCGAGCGACGCGCCGACATTCTGCGCGGGCGGCAGCGTGACTTCACGCTGGCCGATGACCTGCTTGCCGACCCGCGCATGCGTGCGGCCGTGGAGGCGGATAGCGCGGCGAATCGCAGCCGACTGAATCCGGGTGATGACTTGCCGCAGGGCGGTATTGCAGCAGGCGCAACGCGAGGCCCGTTGGCGAGCGACATGGTGGACTTTGAACAGTCCCCGGTGCGCAACCTGACGGACGAAGATCTGCTCGCGCTGGAAGTAGCGCCGGCAGAGTTCGCGACACCCGTGACGCCGCAAGGGAAGGTCGTGCGACTGTCCGACGCTCGCGCGCGACGTGAAGCGGCGCAGGTCGATGAAGTGGGCGACTTGATTGAGCCGGAGGGCATGTTCGAGACGCCGCAGGTGCGCGATGCGTCCATTCAGGCCACGATCGACATGCTCACAGAGCTTGGCTTTACGCCGCAGGAAATTCAAATCATCCTTTCGCGCGGCCGGGAGTAAGCCGTGGCGATAGGCCGCAAAGTAAAAATTCCGGTGATTGGCACGGTCGGCAAGACCGTGTTCATCGATCCGACGGCGACGCGCGGCGCGACGCTCGGGATGGATGTCTTTACACCCGATGGGAGGGTCGGCACGCCAAACACGGTGCGTGAGTGGCTCGGGCTCACCTTGCTGTCGCCGCCAGGTGTCGAGGAGGACACTGCCGGCGGCACGCAGCACCATCGATTGCTTCAGGGCCTGAAGCTCGGTGACGATCACCCACAGTACACGCAGTGGGTGCAGGATGAGGACATTACCGGGCAGTGGGACTTCCAAAATATCACACGTTTCGCCGATGGCTCGGCGGCAACTCCCTCGCTCACGTTCATCGCCGATCCGAATACCGGCATCTATCGACTCGGCATAGACAACTTTGGATTTGCAACGGCCGGCGCGGCACGATGGGACATCAACACGGCGCGCGTGCAGCAAAACATTCCGTTGATTGTGCGCTCGTATGCCGGAATTTGGGTCTCGAACCCTGACTTTCCATCCGACGCCGGCATTCAATTGACGACGGAATCCGGGCCCAATCCACTCGCTGACGGCGTGGGCAACACCCTCGCGTTTTGGGAGACGGGCACTGGCGGCGATCCGCCCACTCCGTTTTCTGTCGGCTTCCGCTTCCATCATGACGGGACGGTTGTTGGCACTGGTGACTTGAACTTCTACCGACATCATGGCAGCGTGCCGGGCGTTTTGATGATGAAGATTGCCCGTGCCGCGAGCCAGTTTCTTTATGCAAGCGGATCAGCTCTAGAGCCGGTCCTAAGTCATATCGGTGACGATAATTGCGGCATCTACTTCCCTGCAAACGACCAAATCGGCTTTGCGATGGGTGGCGGCGTGCGAATGATTATTACCGCCAGTCTTGTCGATTTGCGCGTCCCACTTCATGCCGAGAACGGGTCCGCAGCGGGGCCGTCGATCAGCTTTAGTGGCGACACCAATACTGGCCTTTTCCTGACGGCGAACAACTCCAATACAATCGGGTTTACGGCGGCCGGAGCACGTCGCGCATATCTTTCAGATACCGAGACGGCTTTTGTCCACTCAGTTTTTCTGAGCCCGTCTACGGACACGCCACAAGTTCTCGTCGAGCGGTCGTTAAAGATTATTCGGACCAATTCGCCAAACATCCGTGGCGTAGCCTACGGCTCGACTGGCACGCTAGCTGCACCGGCAGCCCTGTCGAGTGCCGATAATTTGGCGCGCCTAGAGGGTGCCGGGTACAACGGCACGGCGTTCGCGGTCGGCGGTGCGGTGACATTTCAGGCGGTCGCCGGCTGGACCGTAAGCTCGCAGCCGACGCGCATGCTTGTGCAGACGACGCCTGCCGGCTCGACGACGCTCACCGAACGGTTTCGCATTGAGGATAATGGCGCATGGGGCCTCGGAGGAGCTAATTACGGCACGGCCGGTCACGCCCTCTTGTCGAGCGGTAGTAGTGCAGCCCCGACTTGGCAGCCGGTACAAGGTTTCACGACTCTGACCCCGGCGCAGATTACGGCGACTCAGAATGACTACTCGCCGGCGGATCTTGCGACAGCAGGCTTTCTGCGCGTGTCGTCTGACGCTTCGCGGAATGTCACGGGTTTGGCAACGGGTGCGGAGGGCCGCTGGCTCATCATCACGAATGTCGGCAGCTTCCCGATTGTCTTGCAACACGAAAATACAGGGTCAAGTGCAGCCAATCGCTTCTTGTTTGATGACGGGGCCGATCTTGTCCTCGGCACTGAGGAATCGCAATTCTTGCGCTATGATCCGACATCTGCCCGGTGGCGCACACTCAAGGACGCGGGCAGCAGTGGCGGCAGCGTAAACGCAATTGTGGCCGGCACGGGCATTGCGGTGGATGCGACTGATCCTACAGAGCCAATCGTCTCTGTGGATATTAATGGTCTGACTGCCGACGCTACTCCGGTGGGCTCCACCGATTACGTCATGACGTATGACGCCTCGGCCGCCACACTCAAGAAAGTGTTGCTGGACAACTTGCCGGGCGCCGGTGGCGGCACGGTCGATACAATTGTCCCCGGAGACGGGATTGCTGTTGATGATTCGGACCCGGCCAACCCGATTGTCAGCATCGACACGGCCACGCTGGCGAGCGAAATTCTTGCAGATAATCCGGTAGCATATTGGAAGTTGGATGAAGCCAGCGGGAATTTTGCCGATTCGTCTGGCAACAGTCGCACTCTTACGGCGGTCGGCTCGCCCTCTTATCAGTACGGGGCGTGGGTGCCTCGGGAAACGACGCGGTTCGTGTATTTTGATGCCTCCGGCGATCATGCGACTCGCACGGACCAGTCTGGCTTGAGCATCCCGGCCAGTGCCGATTGGACGTTTGAGTGCATTGCAGTGTTTCGCAGCTTCACGACGAACGAGAGCACACTGTTTGCCATCGGCGCGAGCGGAGAGACGGAAGCTGCTAACTACCAAATTCTTGCTGCGGTCAACACTGGGGCGCTCATCAATAATACTTGGGAATTTGGAGCAGGAACCAACGAATCGCAAGTTTCGGTTGTTGGGACGGCGCAGCCGCTCGGAATGCCGATGCACTTGGCACTCGTAAAAAATGGAACGGCCAATACTGTGACGATCTACCGCGACGGGCAGATCATGGACATCATTAGTTACAGCAACGAGCCGACGGGGGGAACGAGCGCTACGACTGACTTGCACGGAAACGTCGTCGGAGGCACGACTAACCCGGTCGGCATGGCGCACGTCGCGCTGTACAACTCGGCACTATCCCAGGCTCGAATTCGAGCCCATGCGCGGGCGGCCGGCTTCTTGCCCACTGCGTAAAAGTCAAGTAGTATTTACCTGCCGCGGATACTCACCCATCGCTGAGTCCGCTACGCACCGGCGCTAGCGGGCTTTACAGTTGCAACCCTACCGGCTGGTGCAGTTGGTGCAAAAGCGTACGTGACGGACGCTCTTGCGCCCGCCTTCGGGGCGCCGGTAGTTGGTGGCGGGGCAGTGACAATTTCGGTGTTTTTCAACGGCACTAACTGGATTGCGGCCTGAGGCTCGCATCTGCATCTTGGCATTTAGCTCTGCTCACGGATAGCGGTTGTGCAGGCTTAAAAGTTGGTGCTAAGATGGCCCCACGTAGCAAAGTGCGCCCGACATGAAAATCACGACTGTTAATTTTTCAGGAGCGGGCCAGAGGACATGACCATGAGCCGAACGTCACCCAACTTCCGCGTTGCCTTGCTCATCCTGGGACTTATCGCTGCATCGGTACTCATGTCGAGTTGCGATCCGGCTAAAGCACAGGTCACGAACGACAATCTCACCTGGACTGCGCCGACGCAGCGTGTCGATGGCAGCGCGCTCGCACCCAATGAAATCCTTCAGTACCAGGTGCTGACGGCAAAGGTGTGTACGGGCACGTTCACGCTGCTTCAGACCGTGGGGCCGTCGCCACTCTCGTTCACGCGATCGAATCGTCCCGACGGCCGACAATGCTACAAGCTGCGCACCGTGGACACGACCGGCCTGATCTCACCGGACTCGGCAACCGTCTTTACCGAAAAATGCCCGCTGGCGCAGCGCGTCAACGCTGCCGGTGATTGCGTTCCGTTGTCGCCGCCACGCGAGCCAGGCAACGTGCAGGCATCGTAATGTTGATTCAACTCAAAGCCGGCGCTGCGCGCGTCAAAAAATTCATCGACGACCACGGGACCAAGGTGATCGGTTTCGTGACCGGCACGATCTCGGCGGTGGCTGGTGTCACCGGCATCATCCCCGAAGCACACCTGAAGTACTACATGGCCGGAATCGCGGTCCTGACCTTCTGGCGCGGCTTCATAAACAGCAACAAAGTCTGATGGAGGAAGAAGTCATGCTATCCGACCTAGCCCCCGGCGAAACTCAGAAGTTTTCCAAACGGGACGCTGATGTGATCCTGGAAATCCTCGACAACCAGCAGGTGCAGAACCTGAAAGTCGCGCGCGAACTGATGGCGCTTCAACGGCGATTTTCGGTGTTCGTGGCGCAAAGTCTTGCGGCGGCGCAGGAGAAAGATAAACAGGACGCCAGGCCCAAGCAGTCCGCAAAGGCGAATGGCGGTCAGGAAAAGTCAGCCACATGACCCCAGTCACCGAAAAAACTGCAATCGGTGCTGCGATCGCAGCCCCTATACTGGCGGCTGGCGTCACGGTCGCGGACGTGACGGCGATCGCGCAGATCGCCGCCTACGTCGGCTCCGCGCTCGGCGGCCTGGGGGCGGCGATCTACTACATCGTCAAGGCGTTCCGCAAGGACAAGTGACATGTCCGACAAGCCCAAAAAGCCGAAGGACAAAGCCCTGGGCGATGAACTCGCCGAGGGCGTCGTCACGCTCAAGCATCCCGGCTACGCCGCGTACCGCCGCGAGGCGATCGCGATGGGTGAGGACGTGTTGACGCCGCAGGAATGGGCGGCGCAGCAGGATCGCGAGAAAGACGAATGACCGCTCGCCGCATCAATTTTCGCGGCCTTACGATCCTGAAGAATGCCGAGTCCCTCCGGCTCAAAGCCTACCTTTGCCCGGCCGGCGTTTGGACGATCGGATGGGGTCACACGAAGGGCGTCCGGCAGGGGGATACTTGCACCGTGATCGAGGCCGAGAAGTTCCTGCGCGATGACTGCGCGGAGTTCGAGGCCGCCGTGACCCGGCTGGTGAAGGTGCCGATCACCGACAACCAATTCTCTGCGCTGGTGAGCTTCGCCTTTAACGTTGGCTCCGACGAGGATGCCGACACGATCCCCGAAGGGCTCGGCGACTCGACCCTGTTGAAGCGTTTAAACGGCGGCGATTACATCGGCGCAGCCAATGAATTTCGGAAGTGGACCAAAGCCGGCGGCAAGGTGCTCAAGGGCCTGGTGATCCGCCGCGAAGCTGAACGCAACCTGTTCCTGGCGAACGACTAGGAGGACACTGTATGTTTCAACAGTACCTGATTCCGGGGCTCGGCGTGGCGTTGCTAGGGGCCCTGGCCTTCGGCGCAATCCAGACCGCCCGTGTCGGCACGGCAAAAGCCAACTTGAAGGCCCTTCAGACCGAATACGCGGTCCTTCTGGACGCGACGGCCGGGAAGGACGATACTATCGCGCGCCTCGAAGCGGGCGTCGCCCAGGCCCGCAGCGTGGCCGCAGACAGTGCCGCAGCGGTTGCCCGAGCGGCAATCGCCCTCGGCAACTACCAGGCCCTGATTGCGGCGCAGGCGAAGGCCCTCAAGGAGGCGGAAAAGGCTGATGACACAAATCCCGACTGTGAAGCGCTTCTGGCGAGTGACATTGCCGCTCTGTGCCCTGCTCGCGCTGCCGGGCTGCGCGACCGAGCGAGTCGTCTACCGTGATCGGGTAGTCGAAGTCCCGCTCCCTGTCCCCGCCAAACTGGACCCCATGCTGACAGCCGATTGCGCCCCCGAGACCGTGCTGCCGCCGAGCGGCAGCCTGCCCGTCAGCGATGCGCTCGATCGACTCGCAGCGGTCGAGGACGCGCTTGCACTATGCCGCAAGCAACTCGCCGAAATTCGTTCAACGCAGGAGGATTGACATGGCAACCGCCAAACGTGACCGGCTCGCAGACTTCCGAGACGAGTGGGACGAGACCGTGACCATCCCAAGAGCGATCGACGCCGGGCTCAAGGCCCTCGGCGAAGATTTCCAGGTCGAGGGAGCCTTCATCAAGCGCTGCGGCATTTCCCCGATCAAGTTTTCGGCGTTCCGGGATCAGTACGCCGACTTCTGGCTCGAAGTCAGGAAAGCCGGCAAATCACCGCAGCGCGTCTGGTGTGGCACCAAGGAATTCGCCGCGCAGTGCCGAAAGGCCGCCAATGGGCAAGCCTAGCAACCTCGACAAGTTCCGGGAGCAGCACGACCCGACCTTTCTCGTCGCGCAGCCGGAAGTATTCAGTCGCAAGCTGCGCAAGGGCTGCAAGAACTTCATCATCGTCGCCGCGCAAAACGGCACGCCGGTCGAGGCCGATTGGTGGAGGGTCATCAGGCGGATTGCCGAGCACCGCAAAGCGGAAATCCTGGTGCTGCCGGTGCGCTACAAGAATCCGACTTCGCAGTGGTCGGCCAGCCAGCAGGGCGCGGAGTGGTGGCCGGAGGAAGTACGCGATTACTTGTGGAGCGCCAGCCATAGCCTGAACAAAAAAGTCATGGTGCTCGGCGATTTCAAGATTCAGCCGACAGCCTCCGACCCGCTGACCGGCGCTGAGGCCCTGTCTCTGGCCGCCTCCGGCATCATCGGCCACACAAAGCTGCAAATGAAGTCAGTCGCCACGCCAGCCTCGCGCATGGCGAAAATCCTGACCACGACCGGAGCCTGCACCGTCGCCAACTACACCGACAGCCGGGCCGGGCGCATCTCCGCATTCCACCATTCGCTGTCCTGTGTGATTGTCGAACTGGCCGGGGACACGCAGTTCCACCTGCGGCATATTCACTTCGACAAAAAGACGAAAAGCGCGACCGACTTGAGCGTGCGCTACACACTCAAAGGTGCGACCTGCGCGCCCCGCCCGTTGGCGATAGTGATGGGCGATACCCATGTGCGGGCAATCGACCCGGCCGTTGAGCGTGCGACTTTTGGCCCTGACGGCATGATCGAAGTGCTCAATCCTGAATACGTCATTTTCCACGACGTGCTCGACTCCTACCTGTCATCGCCGCACCACCTGGCCGACCCGTTCATAGGCGTCGCCATCGCCAAGACTGGACAGACGGTGGAGGATGAAGTCCAGCAAGCCATAAAATTCATCAAGGACCGGACGACGGGCGACCGTATCTCGGTAGTCGTCGGCTCGAACCACAATGACATGCTCGGGCGCTGGCTCAAGCGGGCCGACTGGAAGCTGGACCCGCTGAATGCCCGCTTCTACCTGCGCACGGCGCTGCGGCTGGCCGAGGAAGCAGTACTGCTTCGCAAAGGTGCCGACTATCCGGACCCGTTCGCCACGCTCGTTGCCGATCGAAAGCTGCCGAATGTGCGCGTGCTCGACGAGGATGAGAGCTTCATGCTCGGCGGTGTCGAGCTAGGGATGCACGGCCATCGCGGCCCAAATGGCGCTCGTGGCTCGGCCCGCAACCTGCGGCGCATTGGCGTGAAGTCGGTAATCGGCCACAGCCACTCACCCGCGATTGACGAGGGTTGCTACCAGACCGGCACCAGCACACTCCTGCGCCTGGATTACAACAAGGGGCCGTCGTCCTGGCTCAATGCTCACTGCATCGTCCACGCGGACGGGAAGCGTCAGATCGTGATTATTGTGGACGGCCGCTGGCGGGCGTAGTATAGGGCCCGTGCGTATCGGGCTTCTCATAGTGGCGCTTCTGGTAGCAGGCTGTAAAAGCCTCCCGCCCGAGTGCAAAACGGAATACGCACACACGATCTCGCACTGCTCTCAGAAGCCCAAACCAAGAAAGCCGACGCCACAGGAGTGCGAGGAACTGGGCGGCGTGCAGATTTACAAAGACGGCAGGTATGTGGGCTGCACCGACCAGGCCGGCTTGGAGCGCATCTTGCGCGGTCTCTAGTCCGGGGAGGAAACATGGACGATCGACAGCAGGCTGCCGTCTATGCCTGGGAGGATCTCTTTCGATTCTTCGGCGAGCGCTCGCTGACGCCGGCCGAGACCCGGCGCGTCATCCGCCGTTGCTGCCGCCGTTACGGCGCGCCCGTGCCGCGAATCACTTTCATGCCCCGATCTGCTCGCGAGTGGAGCTTCTATGACAGCGCCGATGAAGTGATCTCGATGAACTGGGAGCACTGCAATCATGCACTCGCCTGCCATGAGGCGGCACACGCGATCCTGGACTGGTGGGACGATGACGGCACCTGCGAGGATCACGGTCCGGAGTTCTTCGGAATCTACCTGACGCTGCTGGTCGAGCATCAGGTCGCGCCGCGCTCCGCGCTTGAGGCAAGTGCAAGGGAAATGGGGCTTACCTGGGTCGGAAGGGCCATTTAACAATAACCGACCGCCTGAGAAGGCTCAGGAGCGGCGATCGCCGGGGGCGGCAATACCGCCTGATCCCCCTAAAACGGCGGCTCATCGCCCGCGTCAATTAGCCTGCCGCCCATAGCGAAGGGATCCCCTTGAATAGTTCAGAACGCACTAACTTCGGACCAAGCCAGTTCAACTTGAACGATGCCGGTGCCGGCTGCGGGCCATACAGCGCGATTTCTCAGAACCAATCCCTCGTTTTGCGCCAGCACCAACGGGTATTCTCCCGAGGCCAAATCAGCAACATAAATAAGTGTCGGATCATTAACCCGCTGTTCTTCGGTCGCCGCAGCGGGATTAACTGTTTGTGAGTCGCCTAGCGATTGTGCAATAGCGGTAGCGTCCAGTGTAGTTAACGCGGTCAATGCGGCGGTAGTGGAAATACGCATCAGGCCGGCCGTATCCAAAAGCGAGGCACCCATTGAGGCGCGCATTTTCGTTTTTGCGAGAGCACCTAAATCAGTGCCGCCAGCGCCAGCGGAGACAGCGGTTGCCTTGAATAAGTCAAAACCAAAGTCCGTCAGGGTATTCGCCGTGAACGCGGTCAGTGTTTGAAAGCGCGCAGCGAATTTATGAAGCACCAAAAAGCGGGTTGCATCGGTCCACCGCAAGTAAAAGAGTTGTGCAGAGGCCGCGAGCGCTGCCGCAAGGGTGCTCGTTGTCGCGGCAAGACGATAGCTGCCCAGTACAGAGGAAGGCGCGACGGGTTTGCAAGTTACGTGTTGCGGCGAAAATGCAACCTGTCCCACTTCTACTAAATTGCCGCTTGCGCCACCTTCGATTACTGCCATGGGTATCTCCTATCCGAAAACCACATAAGAAAATTTCGCATTTCCTCTGATTCTACCAATTCGCCGAGAATTAAATACGCTCGGCCCTATCTGGTTAATCAGTCGGTCAAAAGTTGCGCCCGCAGCCTGAAACCTACTTAAGCCTGTTTCTTGTGGCGCTCCTGCAATTGGTGGCGTTTGCCACTTCACAATAGCCGAGCCCGCAGACGGCTCGGTTGAGATAACGTGTACGGGCTGCATTTCAGCCTCATCGGCTCGGGTACCTTTACCTGTATATGGACCGGGTGCCTGCCAGCATAGCACCTTGCTTGAGGCGCCGATAGCCGCGTCTGTAATTGTAAATTGTCCCCGAAACACCGGCGTACTGCCGAGGTCTTTTTCAACCGTTGCAGCACTGACTGTCGCCGTAGGAGAGGCAAATACGCGATCATCGCGTAAAAACTTTGCTCCTGTGGGGGTGCCTGTACCGAGTTGGGCGACGGGCACCAATGTGCTGCCGTCTAAGCTGGCATAGCCATTGGCGGCGCCCTTTTCGGACTCTTTTTGATACCCTGCATGAGGATCGCTGGCTGCTTCGTGCGTAGCCACCGCAGCAGTCGCAGCGCCCGTTGCGTCATATCGTGCATCAGCGTCGGCCCGCGTTGGTATCGACGAAGAAGCGCCTACTCCGATCGCCCGCTTGGTGAACGTATCCGCTCCGGTCTGTTCAACCAGTCCGGCCGTGGAGTTGAGACCTGCCAGCGCGGTGAGAGTCGGATCCGTAGCCTGATACGCTGCATTGCCTTCAGTAGCAGTAAGATAGGTTGGATGCGGATCACTAGCCGCTTCATGCGCGGCTACCGCAGCAGTCGCAGCACCTATTGCGTCGTATCTTGCATCGGCGTCGGCTCGGGTCGGAATGCTCGTGCTCGCTCCGACGCCGAGAGCCCGTTTCGTGAACGTATCCGCTCCGGTCTGTTCAACCAGACCAGCGGTGGCATTAAGCGCAGCCAGCGCGGTGAGAGTCGCGTCAAGGGTCTGATATGCAGCATTACCTTCTGCCGGAGTGAGATAGCCCGGGTGCGGATCGCCAGCCGCTTCATGCGCAGCCACCGCTGCGGTCGCAGCACCCAACGAGTCATAAAGACCTGCACCTTCTGCCTCAGTGACATAAACCGGATGGGGGTTGCTTGCCGCACTGTGTGCAGCCACGGCCGCCGCAGCGGCACCAATTGCTTCATAAAGGGCATTTGCTTCTGCCTCCGTTAAGTATACCGCGTGAGGGTTTGGTTCATCGGTGTGCTCAACAATCGCCGTATCCGTATGTGCGTCAATTGCCGTAGTTAGCGCTGCCGAGGCTTCTGGATCGCCAGTAATTTGCTCCCAGGTAATAGGGCCGCCGGCACCAACAATCGTTGCCCAGCCAGCAATGCCGAGAGCTATTTTTATATAGATTACAGAGCCCGAAACGTCGATAAACAAGGAGCCCACCGGCCCTTCAAGCACCCCATTTGGATTATTCGACCCGACATAAATTGTCGGGCCGGCTTGAGCGGCTTGAGTGCCCTCTGCGGTAGTGCCATAAGTAATAGTCGGAAGAATACTCATATTCGATTAAGAGTTTAACAGACAGGTGGCTGCGTGTCCGCCCTCATCGAGATCCGCGCCGCAGTCGGAGCAGATGCGCGGCTTGACAGGCCCCGTACCTACGCTAAAGCCCAACTTTGTCGAGTTAGGCATCCAAAAATCGTTGGGGTCGCTACGGAACTCATAGGCGGGCGGAGCAGGCTTGCGACCTTCCAGGAGCGCGGCATTATGCGCGCGCGCCTCCTCGTCAAGCTGAAGCTGCGCACTCAGCCGCCAGATTGCTTTCGCCAGGTGCGCGCGGCCGTCAGTGTCGATCGCTTCGCCCATGCCGTAGTCCATGATATGCCGCAGCGCCGTGTTCAACTGGTCTGTGGACTTTTCCCGCGCCCACCGGATCTCGCCCGGCTCGCTGTTGTTCAGGTGTTGCTTGTCGCCGGCTACGGCGACCCGCACGACTTCTAGGAAGGCGAGCGGGAAATACTTCGTCAGGAACGTGTAAACCGGAAGCGCCTTGCGCTCGTTGCAGTCGGTTGGCAGGCCCATGCTGTACTCCTATAGCTTCCAAAGCAGGATTGACACAGTGACGATTGCGGCGACTGTCCGAGCCACTTCCAGAAGCAGTCGCAAAGCGTTACGACTCATCGGTTGATTCACCGGGCCGACGGCCCGAAAGCATCGAGTCCAGATCGCCGTAGCTCGCGCCAGTGTCCTTTTGCCGCTGGTGCTTGATGAAGCTCCGCTCCGGCAGGAAGAAGGGCGAGCCCTGGTGCTCAGACTCATCAAGCGCGGACACAGCCTCCCCGGCCTTTTGCTCCCCCATCTTGTGCGCGTGCTGAACGGTAAGCATGAACTTCGCCAGCACCAATTTGTCCTTCAGTGGCAGCTTCAGCGCCCACTTCAGGAACTTGCGGAAGTACTTGTCGAGGACGACAAGCTGTTGCGCGGGCTTCTGTTTTTCGATGTCGGCAATCATGGCCCACTCCGGCTATGGATTGAACTCCCACCACGGCACGAATACGCCCGGCTCGGGATAGAAGCCCCACGTCTGCACCTTCGAGCCGGCGATCACGAGCGTCCAGAAAGGCTTACCCGGCATGTCTGGCAAACCGGGAAAAATGTGTAAGCCATAGAACCTGACTTTAACGCGGCATGGCCCGAGTACAATATGCTCATGGTCGGCGGCTCGGTAGTGGAACCGAAAGCGCTTCACTACGCGCGTCTTGACATACATGCCTTTCTCGTACACCGCCTCGCTGTAATTGGTGAATGGGAAGGTAATGAACCACCACGGATGCGTATGGCTCGCACGATCATCGTCACCCCGGAAGAACTGATGCAGCCGCAGATTGATCCAGCCCAGGTACATGATGTAGCGTGTCATGTACTTTTCGCCGTTGATGGAAATAGGTGCGCGCTCGAAGCCGAAACGCTTGCCGAAGATCTCGACGCACCAGAGCCTTTGCAGCGTCATGCTACCGTCAGTCCAGTTGCGCACTTCGCGCGCAGGAATACGGAATGCCGGGACGAAGCTCATGATTTCCTCCTGGTCATATATTCCATCAACAGGTCTTGCACACTACGCTTTGTACGGTGCCTGTCAAGCACCACGTCGTCCAGCGTGTCCTCGGTGACTATGTTGAACACGCGAACAAGGCGCTCCGGGTGTCCGCACTGCACCTGGCGCATGGGCCCGATGCGTTCGAGAATTTGCTGGTGGTCGTCGAGCTTCCAGGTGTACCCGAAGTAGACGAGGGTCCAGCAATTATCCTGAAGGCCGTCGAGCCCGTGGCCCATCGAGGCCGGGTGTGCGACGCCCACCTGCTTTGCGCCGCCCTTGAAGGCTGCCAGGCCCTTCGGCGTCGAAATGTCCACGCTGTCGGGGATCGCCTTCAGGATGCGATCGCGGTCGCTCTGGAAGCCATAGGCCACCATGACTTGCGCGCCGCCCGATTCGTTCACTATCGACTCAAGGGCTTCGAGCTTCAACGTGTGTACGGGCCGCCATTGAGGGTGCGGGCAGTAGACCGCGCCGTTCGCGAACTGCATACACTTCCCGGTGAGCGCGCCGGCGTTGAACACTTCGATCTCGGTTCCGCACTCAAGCTCCGTGAACATATCGCGCTCAAGCTCACAATACTGGCCGCGCAGGTTTTCCGGCATCTTGACGACGACGTTTTGCACAAGCGGCTCGGTCAGGTCGAACCAGTCGCGAGCGCGCAGCGACAGCGTGATATCGGCGATGAGCCGATGGATCTCCGCGTTCGCGTGCGCCAGCGGCTTGACTCCGTAGCCGCTCCATTCCCGTTGGAACCATCGCTGCATGAATGCAGTGTGCGTCGTCCCGAGCCGGCGGCCGAAGTCCGCGTACCAGTATTGGCCCCACAGATCCTTCAGGCCGTTCGGGCACGGCGTGCCGCTCAGGTTCCACCAGTAATCGGTCAGGCGCGCAATGGTGGCGAGCACGTTCGTGCGCAGCCCGCCCTGGCCTTTCGTGCGCATTCCCTTGAGCTTCGTGCTTTCGTCCGCGATCACGGCGCGCCACGGCCAGGTGTCGGTGCCGACGGTCTCGATCAGCCACGGCAACTGCTCATAGTTGATCGTGTGGATGTCTGCGGGCGTGCGAAGGGCGTTTAAACGCTGCTCCGGCGTGCCGACCATCGGCGCGATGCGCAGATGCTTCGTCTGCTCCCACTTGGCAACTTCATCCGGCCAGGTGTCGAGAGCGACGCGGCGCGGGGCGATGACGAGCATCGGGTCGTCGAAACCAGCGAAGCGCAACGTTTCGAGCGCCATGAGCGACGCGCCCGTTTTTCCCATACCCATGTCGGCATAGAGCGCGCCGCGCGGCGTCGCGAGCAGGAAGTCGCGCGCGATAGTCTGGTATTCGTGCGGAATGAAATCGCGGCTCACAGCGACAGCCACACCCACAGGGGCCAGAGCAGCGCGCCGGTCATGGCGGGCACTGCCAGAAGCCAAAAGAGCCCTTCATGAGTCGAAGTCCACTGCCTCATTTGCGCAGCTTCGCTGCCCGCGCTTCGCGCATTAGCTCCGGGTGTCGGGACCGGAACCGTCGCGTCTTTTCATGGGCTATGCGTATCTGGTCCACGTCAACGAGTGCCGTCGGATGGTGCCAGCGATTCAGGCAATACGGCTGAATCTTGACAGCCATTATTTGAACTGCCCTACGACTGCCAGAATGTTCCAGCCCTTGTTGGGATACTTGATGCTGCCGTTGGAGAAGTGCAGCGCGCCTAGACCGAGGCGATCGGTGAACCACCAGCCGAGACCGAGCGCGAAGTTGAGCTTGGTGCTGTTTTTGTCGGTCTCTTTCATGAGTGCTGCAAGGCCCATGCCCAGTTCCAGCCGGCCGAAGCCGTCTTTAAGCATGCAGTAGCCCGCACCTTGGCCGGAGTAGTTCGATGTCGCGACAAGTTGTGCCCCGCACTCTATGAATGCGTCACCGGGCGCTGCCTCCTCCCATACGATCGAGAAGCCGACCGAGGGTGCTTCATTGCGCACGACGGTCGCGCCCACGTTCATGCGGATCTCGTCGCCGCGAGCCTCGGTGCAGTACGCGATGCCGCAAACGATGATGAAGCCAAGCAAAAATGCCGCTGTGCCTGTAATACGCATGTTATAACTCCTATGCTAAGGTGCTATTTCTCGATACGCTCGGATGAACGCCGTCGCGCACGGCGCGACGAGCGCGTTTCCGTAGGCGCGCAGGCGTCCCACTCTCCCGGCAATCCCATAAGCCAGCGGCTGTGTGCCGGGTTCAACTGGCCGCGCTTTTCCGTCGATGCAGGGGAGCCAGTCGCAATCGGACCAGAAGCTAACTGGTGCGCCTGCTCGTTTAACGGTTTGCCGCGAATTTGCGCCAGCCGAGCCGCATGGTGCTCCTCGCTTGCTTCGTTGCTGCGCCAATCCCTTGCGCTCGGCGTCGCCCAAGACGCTAGGCTCGCCACCTGATTTAACGACACCGTAGCTTTGCTGCCATCCGGCCGCCGCCCTGTTGCGCTCGCACCCTTCGCCATCTGAGAGCCGTCCGCGTTTCCTTTCGTCGGAGTCGGCCACGAAGTAAAGCCGCTGCCTGATGTGCGGTGCGCCGACGCCCGCAGCGCAGAGATCGACCGCCGCGCTGGCGTAACCCGCGCCTTCCAGGTCAGCTTGAACAAGATCGAGCCAACCGAGGCCAGCCTTGCTTGCAACCTGCTCGCCAAAGACGACGCGAGGGCGGCACTCCTCGATGAGGTGGAACCAAGCGGGCCATAGGTGCCGCTCATCAGCAACCCCGCCTCTTTTGCCTGCCGCGCTGAAAGGTTGGCAGGGGCAGCTTCCGGTCCAGACTGGCTCATCGTCCCTCCATCCGGCGTTGCGAAGCGCAAGACTCCACACGCCAATTCCTGCGAAAAAGTGGCATTGAGTATATCCTTTCAAATCGCTCGGCAGTACATCCTCGACCGATCGCGTGTCTACGTCGCCGTCGGCGATCAGGCCGTGGAAAATGAGATTCCGCAGCCAGTCGGCACAGAATGGGTCAATTTCATTGTAGTACGTTCCAGGCATGCTGCCAATCCTGCTTGATCCGCGCCCCGCGAGCGAAGCCCGGAGGCTGTCGCATTGCCCGGTGATTGAAAATATGGCCTTCAACTTCGTCGATGCGGTAGCGCCACTCGCCGCGCTTGTTCTTGACCCACCGCTCGTCGGGCCGCTTTTCGTTCAGCGACTTCCTCATGAGAGCACTCCCCGGGTGTGTACCAGACGATTGATCTGTTGCACGTTGTCGATTACGAACACGCGGAAGCCACGCCCCCGGCGGCGCTCATGATCGCGAAGCTGAGCAGGTGTCGCCTTCTCGCCGGGCTGCTTGCATTCGACAAAAAAGACTTCGCCGGGGCGCAGGGAGCAGATTCGATCGGGCACCGACGCCCGACCCGGCGAGGAAAACTTCTCGCACGTCCCGCCGTTGCGTTCGATTGCGAGTCGCAGTTGCCTTTCGATGAATTTCTCACGCATAGTCGGTCAGAAGCCTCCCGTCCAGGTGGTCGCACTCATGCTGCGCGGCCGCAGCCATGAGGCCTTTGAGCTTCAGGACTTCGCGCGTCGCCGAGCCCGGCGCGTTGAATTCGACCCACACCTTGCAAGCGCGCTTGACCTTGATGTACCGACGGCCGCCGGAAATCGACAGGCAGCCCTCGCAACTGATCTGGATGTCGTCGCTTTTGCGAATGATGACTGGATTCACCATCGCCACGTTGGGGCCCGCCTTGCCGAAATTCAGCACGATCAGTCGCACACTCTGGCCGACCTGGGGCGCTGCGAGTCCGACGCCGCGCGCCGCGTGCAGCGTTTCAATCATGTCGAGCGCCAGTTTGCAGATATGCGTGTCGCCCGCGTTGACTTCGCTCGCCACCTGGCGCAGCACTGGCGCGCCGTCCTGAAGAATGGTGAGGACGCCCACTGTTAGTCCCTCTTGTGATACCGCTTCATTTCGTGGCCGTCCGCAGCGAGCGGCAGACCCCGGTTCCAGTCGCGATTCGTTGCTAGGATACTGCTCAATTCGTCCGCTGTGAAGCGCGGCGAATCAGGTGCCTCCGTGAGAAGCTCGTCGTGGATCGTCAGCACGATTGGGTAGCCCGCATCCTCGGCCGGCTGCATCGCGCTCGCCATGACATCGCGGGCGACGGCCTGGCGCGCATCGCTGGCGAACTTCGCGCCCCAGGTGCGCTCTTTGTACCATCCCTTCCGATAGACGTTCCAGGCCATGTACGTCAGCGACGGGCGATCTTTCTCGTCGTACTCGACCTTCACGTTCGGGTAGCTCAGGTAGCCGCCGTTCGGCAGGCGCATCCTGAGCCACACGCCGCGCTTGTCGAAGCTGATGTAGTCGCCGACCTTCTGGACTCTGCCGGGGATCTGCACGGCAAGCTGCGCAGCCGCGCCGCACTCCTGCCAGAAGCGCACTGTCGCCGGGTGCGCATCCCGCCACATGCGCTTCAGCGCTTCGCAGGCGACGTAGATCCGCTGGTCGAGGCCCAATGTACGGTGTTTTTGCTTGGCCCAATACTGCCAGACGCCTTCTGCATCCAGCAGGACTTCACGCGGAGCCGTCCGGTGCACCGCCTCGGCGAGCGCCTCAAGGTCGATCTTGTAGGTAGCTGCCGCTGTGACGCACGCACCCACGCCACCCCCGATTGCGAATGCAAGCTCAAGCACCTTTCCAATCTGTCGCTGAAAGCTGTCAACGTCAGCAGGGTCCACGTCGAATGCGTTGCCATAAACCACCTTGTAGAGATCAGGACCTGCGCCGCGATCGTAGTCGCGGAACATTTGCAGCTTCCATTCCTCGCCGGCGAGCCAGGGCAGGTCGCGGCCCTCAATGTTGGACAGGTCCGCGCCGACCAGCTTGTGGCCGTCGGCCGGCACGATAACGCTTCGCACGGCGCTCGACATCGACTCCATCACGTCGTCGAGCAGAATGTCCTCGGCTTCGGCGAGCACGGCTTCGATCGCCTGCTCGATCTCTGGGAATTTCAGCTTCGGCCGCTGCATGTTCTGGGGTTGAAAATTGCGCCCGGACCACCGCTTCGTGCGATTCGCGCCGCAGTATTGGAGCAGCCAGTACATGCGGCTGCCGAATTGAAGGTCGAGCACCTTTTTGTACTTGGCCGTGGATGCCTTGCTTGACGACAGACGCACGCGCAGAAGCTCTTTGAGCAGCGGCGGCAGTTCCGGGTCGTCCAGCCGGCGCTCCACGGTGTCGGCGCGAAGGTCGGGCAGATCCACGCCGTGCTCGACGAAGATGAACTGTAGCAGCCGGTCGCGCTGCGTCGCGCGATCGACCTGATCCTCGGTCAAGTCTTTCGTTTTGTCGGCGTTGCGGTCCTGCTCCTGCTTGCACGCACGCACGGCCTGGCGGGCGAACTCCACGTCCGCACCAACGCCGCGCCGGTTTATGCGCTGGTCGAGCGCCCACAGGTCAAGCTCGAACTGTGAGTCATTCCATGACGGGCACTGGTAGTAGATCTCGCGCATTGCCCGGATGTCCTGCATCGCGTAGACGCGGAATTCCTCCCACTTCTCCGGGTGCGTGTGCCGCGTCGCGCGAGGCTCGCCCTTCGCGACCTTGCAAAACAGGTTGATGAATTCTTTGCCCGTGATCTTGTGAAATTCCTCGGGCAGCTTGAACACATGCGACAGCTTTTCCAGGCCGCCGGGCAGGCCGTGGCGCAGCGCCATCGCCATCGTGCAGTACCACTTCCCGGCCAGACGGTCGGCGAGCGGCCGCAGCTTCGGGTCGGTCTCGATCATGGTCTGGTCGAAGCCCGCATTATGTGCAATGACTCGCGTGCATTGCTCAGCTTCGAGCAGCAACTGCGCCGGCAGCGCTGGCTCGTAGCTGTGATCCCACAATGCCACGGCCGCCTGCTCCGTGGCCCATGCCAGGAGCATGACTTCGCCCTGCGCCGCGTAGGGCACCAGGCCCCGTGTAGTCAGGTTTACGGGGCTGAAGGTCTCGGTGTCGAGGAAGAGGTCTCGGGGCTGAATCATTTGACCGGCTTCACCGTGACCCATCCGATTGTCATGGACGTGGCCTCGCCCGGCAGATCCAAGCGCTTCCAGTTGTCCCGTGACATCTTCATCGCCTCTAGCAGAAGGCGGTCGAAAACTTCGCGCGGCACTTCGAGCTTGAGTCGGCTGTAGAAGCCAAGCTGCATGCTGCCCATTTGGTATTCGGTCATGCACGCCTGACTCAGCGTGCGGATTGCGTCACTGATGGGTGTGCTCATGAATAAGCCGACGGGCGGGGATGGTGCCCTGCGTGCTCGGCAAACACACGATCCGAGCGGGCGTGCGCGAAGGGAGGGTTACGCCGCCTGCTCAAATTCCGCTCCTGCTCAGCGAGCACGCCGCCCCACAGAGTATGCCCGCTGCGCACCAGTAGCGCGATGTCGGCGTGAACCAGATTTCCCACGGTTGCCCGTCGTGGACGACATGGGTGCGGCCTGCCGGAAGTACAGTGTTCCGGTCAGGCACGATCGCATGAGGCTCGGAGCCGACGACCGCGCCGCAGACGATGCAGGCATAGTCTTGCGGCTGCGGCGAGTCATGCGCGGTCGGGAGCACGCGGGCCATCGGCCTTCTCTACCCAAGTTCCGTGACAGCGGGTGCATCGGTCAATGCGCGCCAGAAAGAATTTCCCGGTCTGCATGTCGAGCAGATGCCCGAGCTTGATCCGCTGCCAGTTGTGTTTAAACACGCGGCAGAAGGGCAGGGTCAGCTTGTGACGAATGCGGCCCCAATCCATTGCTTCCTCCTGGACATCCCGGCCGGCGGGGCGAAAGAACGATGGAGCCGTGTATCCGCGACGCCACCGACACCCGCCGGCCGGGGATGTGCTCAACCGAGCGGATCGCCTTCCTCGCCGGCGTTTTCGGTGGCTGCGACCGTCTCGAATTCCTCGGCACCGGCCGACGTGCCCGCAGCGAAGGCGTCGCCGTCGCGTACGAACTGGAAGCCCCGGATCTGCGCATTCACGCGCTTGCCGAAGTCTGAACTGTCCTGGGCCCACGCCGCGATCGACGCATTGCCGTAGCAGCCGGAGTAGACGATGCCCGCATCCTCCGAGATAAGCTGGTTCGGGTCCAGCCCACGGACGCTCGGTTTGACATCGCTGCGGCAGGAAATGAAGTAGTTCCCTGCGAAGCCCGCATAGTCAGCCTTGCGGTCACCGTCGTGCAGCAGTACCTTGTCGGACGCGCGGAGCGACTTCAGGATCGCTTCGGCTTTCGCGCCCCACTTTTCGGCCGCCACCTTGTCGATGAGCGTGTTGATTTCGCCCACCTGCGGGTGATTCTTCGGCAGGATCAGGGAGCAACCGAATTTCTTCTTGCCGGTGCCGTCCTTGTTGCCGGAGCGCGCAGTCCACAGTCCCTGCGCGAACGCGAGGCGCACGCCCCGCAGCATGATGGTTGACATTTCAGCTTTCCTCGTTTGCGTTGATGGTCTCGAACTCGCTGGCGCTCGCCTCGCCAGAATAGGCCGGTGCCGGGTGCGAGCCCTGCACCACTTTCAGCGCGCCGTCCTTCTGCCGGATGAACGGCACCAGAGCGGTCTCGAAATCTGCCAGGCGCTTCTTGCCGAGTGCTTTCTGTGCCTGCGCCGGCGATACGATCTCGCGCGGCTTGAATGCCTTGTCAGGCGACAGGAGGCCCACCAGGGCGGCCTCGGCACCCTGCTCATCCCACCAGTAGCGGTTGCCCTTTTTGCCCTCTATGACCTTCATGGGCAGCCCGTCGGGGCCAATTACGGTCATGCCGCCGAGCACCATGCGCTCGCACTCGGCACGCACCTTGCGGCACCAGTTTTCGATGAAGTCGATCTGGCCGTAGGCTGCGCCGAGCGAATCGGCCGTGGGCACGGCGGGCTCGGGCCGGATCAGTAGCTCGTCGTGCTTTTCCAGCGCCGCGAAGTCCGCGTAGACTTCCTCGGCCACCTTGCGCGCGGCGAACGGGCAGGTCGCGAGCGCGGGGCAGAAGCGGCACTGCTCGTCACCGGGGCTGAAAAGCTCCGATTGCTTGAGCAGGGCCTGCATGCCGTCGATTTCGAGCGTGCGCAGCCCTTCCATGCCGTACTTGCCGCTGAGCTTCAGGCGCTCGATGAATGCCTCGATCTCGGCGCGCGTGTAGACGTGCGAATCAACGTGATCGAGTCGGGGTTGATGGACGACGAACTCGAATTCTTCCACGTCACCCATGAGTGGCGCGTAGGTTTCGAGGCAGGCCACCAAGTAGATCAGGCCCTGATAGTTGTCCTTCGCGAACACCTTAACGCCGAGCCCGTACTTCAGATCCTCGGCCGTCAGGCGCTTCATGTCGGCCGACAGGATGATGGCGTCGCCGGTGCCGAACTGTTCGTCGATCCCGATGGTCTCGGAGAAATTCAGGCGCTGCTCGATCATGAGGATGCCGCCGGCCGAGCGCCGGCGCACGTCGTCGATGTAGTCCTGGACGTAGCGCACCATGTCCTCGGTGCAACGCCACTCGCGACCGTCGATATCCACAGGCGCGTCGATGTAGAACGCGGCGTCTTTCCCGGCCGAAAGCGCCGCCTGAGCGAAATGGTGCGCCGCCGTGCCCTCATCGGCATAGGGTGAGGACGTGCGCGGAATGTCGCGCGTGAGCGCGATGGAGCCGGGGCACGGAATCCACTGATGCCCTTTCGACGGCGCGAAGGTGGCGTGGGCGCTCATCGGTGAGTGCCCATGTAGAGCGCGAAAGCTGTTGCGACGATTATCAATACGATTACGCTGTAGATTTTCAGTAGCACTTGCATTTCCCTCCCAGGAAATCGGCCGCCGGGCGGGTATCAGCTACGAAGGAGACGACGTAGCACCCGGCGACCTAGTACGTACCTATTAGCCCGCCGGATTGCTGGCGGCCTCGTCGATCAGTGCCTGCGCCTCGGCGGCTACGGTCGCATACGTCGAAGGATCGAGCCCTGACGCATTCTTCGTGGCCGAGCCGTACTTCACACACAGCGCAGTGCAGGTAGCCCGACCATTCGGGATGTTGCAAAGCTCCGTGAGCTTGCCGATGAGGGCCTTCTTGTCCACTGCCGGCGCGGCAGTGGGGGCAGGAGCGGGAGCCGTCTCGGGCCTTGCGCGAGTGCGCGGAGCGGCCGGGGCGGCGGAAGCAGGGGCAGCAGCGGGAGCGGTGCCGGTTACAGTCAGTGCGGCAGTGTTCGCGATGACAGCAGCGGTGAGCGCTTCAATTGCCTTTTCGAGTGACATTTGCGATTTCCTCCTAATTCGTCACGATCAATGGCCGGGCCATCGTGCGCCCTGCCGGGGTAGAAGTCAACTGAGCGGGTCCAGGAGCCACATTTTCTGCACCCGGCCCTCATGGCGCATATTGCGCCGCGTGTAGCCCAGGCTGCGCAGGATGCGCCCAGTGCGCAGTTCGTGTGTGCGGTTGATGATGCGCGGGTCCAGTCCGATAGCCTGCGTCATGACCTCCTGCAAGCGCAAGGGCGCTTCGCCTTCGCGGGCCTGAAGCCATGCCGCCACTTCGTCAGTCCAGGTATCCATGCCTGCCGCCTCCGCCCGCGCCGGTAGCGCGAGTATGTCAAGTTCCTGCCACGCGATGCCTTCGATCGCGTATTTCGTCGCGCCCTCGGCCCAAAGCTGCTCGCGGTCGCGCGCTATCGCGGCTACGTCCACGGCCGATGTTTGCAGCGGCAGCCAACGCCGATGTTCCGTATCCATCGGCAAAAATTCCTCGTCGTTGGTGGTGCCGACCATGATAAATCGGCGCGGGTAACTGATCGCGAACTCCTTGTACTTCGGCACCCACTTCTCGAAGATGCGCGTAATGAACGCCTTGATGCGCTCTACGTCGGCGACGCGCATCCCGCGCATTTCAGCAAGCTCCGCAACGAGCACACCGCGCATCTTGCGGGCGATCGTGTCGTCCGTCTCGTCGATGCGGACCTCTGCGAAATGCTCCGGGGCCGGCGACATCGCCATGACCCCGCGCGACTTGCCGACACCCTGCGGCCCGACCAGCACCGGCACCATGTCGGCCTGGCAGCCGGGATTCAATACGCGACCGGCGAGCGCGGTCCACAGGTACTGCCCGACACGGCGCGTGTACTCAGTGTCCTCGGTGCCAAAATAGTTCGAGCAGAATTCAGTAACGCGCTTGCGGCCGTCCCACTGAATGCCGTTGAGCCAAGCCTGTGCAGAGTCGAATTGCTGCTGCTCCGCTACTAGGTGGACCGCTTGGCGCATCATGTCGTGCGTGATCGGCTCGCAGTTGCCGATTGTTTCGAGCCAGATGCGCAGCGCCGTGTAATCGGTGTCAGTAAGCGGCCGCCACTGGCTTGAATCCTTGCTCATTATCACGATCAGGTCGAGGAATACATCGAGCGCAAGCTCATGCCCGCTTATCTCTGCAAGTCCGAGAATGCTGGTGACGTTTGAGATTTTGGCCTCGTACTTTCCGAGCTTTGTTTTCGACAGTGACCTGATTATTTCTTCGGCCATTTCCCGCTTGTATTGCGAAGGCGGAGGAACAGCGGGCGTGCGCACAATTGGAGCCTGGGGCTTTGTCAGGTCCGGAAATTCGTCAGCCTCGGCTGCCGTTTCCTTGCGCAGCGATGCCAGCGTTTTCGGTGTCTGGTGATCGTGCCTGAAGCTGCGCCAGTGGAAGTCGAGATCCGCAAGGCCCTTGTACTTCTTCCCGCGCGCTGACCATTCGTTCCACAATCCGAGACCCTCATCAGAGCCGCGTGTCTCGTAGTGCAGCGCCATGCCGATCATGATCCAGTCGTCGTAACTGGCATCCGGGCTCCACAGTGCCAGCGATGCGCGCAGCGCTGCGGCGTTGATGGGTTCGCCGCGCTTTTTGCCTAGCGTCGGCGTGGCCGGGGTCGGCCGGATGAAGCCGGCCCACAACGTCGCTAGTGCTGGCGGCAGCGGCGGCAGCTTCGACCAGTGCGCGCCGGGCGCGTTGTACTTCCAGGCGTAAGGCTTACCCGTATCGGGATGAATGGAAGGCGGCAGCACGTCTTGCATCGTGAGTCCGTTGCCGCTTGCACAACGAAGCTCAAACGCGCCAGACAGTTTAAACGTCGGCAGCGGCTTCGAGACTCGATACAGGAGCTTGCCTCGCCCGGGTCGCGACTCGATGCGAATAGCATCCGGCGCATTGAGCAGCGAGGGAAGGTCTATGCCCTTCCCCTTCATCCAATCGACCGTACGCGCCATGTCGTCGATGTCGATAGCGCATGTTCCGCTGTATGCGTGTGCGAGCCCGACGTTGCCGTGCATCCATTCGGCCACGTCCGGGTCCGAGATGCACATTTCCTTGAGGTTCCAGCGGTCGATCACCGGACCTTTTTTGCCCGGAGGAATTTCGACCAGGAACCAGCCGAATCTGGCGTATTCGGCCAGAACGGGGCGGCCCGGATTCATTCAGGACTGCGTGCGAATAACAGCGAGCGGGGGCGCATTGGATCTATTTCCTCCTGACAGCGATCGCGGATTGTAGCCTATGCGCGCCGGGGTCCGAAAGGGTCCGGGGGCTCGGGCTGCGACTCACGGGCTTTCCGAGTGAGTGCCTGATTGTGCCGGAACTGACGTTGATGTATGGACATACAGTCCACGCAAAAACACTCCGCCGGATGTTTCCGCCGCTGAGCCATGCGCACCAGGCTCATCATATCGTCTAGGCATAGCTCGCAGTAGAGCGCGCCCGGCGCACATGGGCCCTGATCGCAGTTGCGGCATTTTGGGCGCGGGCGCGGCGGCCCGAGTAGTTCGGCCAGGCTCATGAGGGCCCTACTATGCCTTTGACAAAGCGCGACACGCAAGCGCAAAGAGCACAAGGGCGGCGGCCAGCGTGCCCACTTTCAACGGTAGATAGTCGGCCGCGTAACTGATCCAGACGTAGACATTCGTCGCGATGACTAGTAGCCAGTAACTTTTCATGCTGTCTCTGTTCAGTCGAAAAGCCGTTGCAAGGCGCGCTCGTAGTCGGCCCATGCGGGCGCCATGACGCGCTGGTAGTCGGCCCGTGCGGGCGCCGTGGCGCGCTGGTAGTCGGCCCGTGCGGCCGCCTCGGTGCGGTCATAGTCGGCCTGTGCGGGCGCCGCGGCGCGCTCGTAATCGGCCCATGCGGCCGCCCTGGCGCGCTTGAAGTCGGCCCATGCTGCCGCCCTGGCGCGCTCGTAGTCGGCCCATGCTGGCGCCGTGGCGCGCTGGTAGTCGGCCCATGCGGGCGCCGTGGCGCGCTGGTAGTCGGCCCGTGCGGCCGCCTCGGTGCGGTCATAGTCGGCCTGTGCGGGCGCCGCGGCGCGCTCGAACCGGGCGCGCGTGACGCGCTTGATTGTGCGGCGGCGACGGCATACCGCTTTATCGTTGTGGCGCTCGCCGACGCCGGAACACTCGACTTTGCAGCAATGCGTCCAGTCTTGCGGCGCGTAGTTGAGCGCATCAACGATACGCGTGGAAAAGTGCAAGCCGGACTCGCAAATCTGCAACGGCCCGTCATGCTTGAGCGTTACGCCGTTACGCGGAACGGGTCGGCCGTCGCGCAGTGTCTTACCTACGAAATGATAGCCGATCATATTGTCCATTTTGACCCATCCTCCGCTATTGGTAGCCTGTCGATCGCCGCGCAGGGAGCTTCCTGCGCGGTCGATTCTGTCAAGCCGACCCGAGCACAGCCGCTAGGGCCTCGACTTCGGCCCATTCGATAAAGTGACATCCGGCCTTGACATCGCCGCCAGCCGTCACCTTGTCCAACTGGAACGCGCCGACCTTGAACGTCGCACCGTTGCGTTGCCATTCCTGGCCGCGCTCGCGCACGCTCGCCACGAAAGCGCAAGCGCGGCTCGCATCGGCGGCCGGTACTTCCGCGCCTAAAGATGTTTGCACAACGTCGCGCCTTAGTGACAGCCGCAAAGCCGCGCCCTTGCCTTGTCCGCTGTAAGAGTAGGGCAGTGAATGCCGGAGCCCGGCGCGCCACTCGGACAGCGCTTCGGCATGCTCGCGCCGCACTTTCTCGGCGGCCTCCTGGCGCTTGCGCTCCTGTAATGCCTCGCGAGCTTCGCGAGCCTTGCGGCGCCTGTCGTCATAGCCCGGCACGGCGCGCATCGCTTCGAGCCTGTCATGCCTGGCCGTGACTTGCGCCGCTACGGCGGCCGTATCAATGCCTTTCGGCTTCGGCAATTTGAACCGCTTGCAGTAGTCGCGCGCGGCTTCGGCGAGCCCTTCCAGCCATTGAAAGGACCGCGGCCGCGATTGCGCTCGCATGAGTCGCGCGCCGTAATCACGGTATTCCTGGATCAAATACTCGCGATTGATAGCGTGCGCTTCCGCAAGCGTGCGCGAGCGCTCCGAATGGCGGCCACGGCTCCCGGCGTCGAGCGCCGGCACTGTGAAGCTTGGCAAGTGTGACGCGGCGCGCCTCATTATGTGCTTGTGCCGCCCTTCGGTAGTCTGTGAGTACCGATGCGCCGAGAAAAGCGCGACGCGTTCGCCGCGCGCATCCTGGACAATGCGCCCGACAGGTGTTGCGTAGCTAAAAAAGTACTCGCCCTCGAAACGCACATTGCCGCAGTACGCGTGCGACTGCGCCTGGTGCACCCACAAGTGCCCGACTTGATCCACTTTGACTGAATGTCTCATGACGTTAGCCCTCCTGAAGTTTCCAAGTAGCGCGCAATGCGACGTTTAAACGTGCGCACGCGCGAGTATCAATGCCCGATATAGCCCTGTCCCACTGTGAAAGGGCGCGCGGCGCTCCGGCAGCCGGGCCGGGGCTAGTCGGCCGACGGGTTGCTTTAAGCGAGCGCCGCGCGCTTGACTGATTCATTTTGCGCCCGGCCCGAGCAATGCGCGCGGCCCTTCCAGGACGCGCGACAAATACTTGTTGCGATCAATCACGCGCTGCGTGGCATCGGACGCATTGCCGGCGGCATCGCGAGACAGGCGCGCCCGATGCGCGGCGAGCTTGTCGGCAAGCTCCGCGCGCTTGCGCTCTAGCGCGATGGCATCGGCGACGCTTGTAAAGTTTTTCATTCCGGTACCCTCTCGGCAGTTGGAATTTCATCGAGCCAGGCGATCGATTGCGCGTCGCCGCTTCTTACGATTGTGTCCGTCATGGTGCAAATACTCCTATTAAGTTAGCTGACGTAATCTCCGGCCCGAGTCGCGCGCCGTAGCGGACGCGCCATTGTCCCCGTGCACGCTCCGCGCGGCCATATGCAATCATGCCGCCGGCTGCGCGCACGCTGACTCGGGTGCCGGGTTGTAGGGTTGCGAGCATCGTGGCGGCGCGTTCATTGTTCATGGCTTGGCCCCCTTCAATCGAAAAGCCGCCGCAAGGCGCGCTCGAAGTCGGCCCGTGCGGCCGCCCTGGCGCGCCAGTAGTCGGCCCATGCGGCCGTCCTGGCGCGCTCGTAGTCGGCCCGTGCTGGTGCCTCGATGCGCTCGAACCGTGCGCGCGTGACGCGCTTTACGATGCGCCGGCGACGACAGACCGCCTTATCCTTCTGGCGCTCGCCGACGCCGGAGCATTCGACCTTGCAGCAATGCGTCCAGTCTGGCGGCGCGTATTTGAGCGCATCGATAATGCGCTTGGAAAAGTGCAAGCCTGACTCGCAAATCCGCAACGGCCCTTTATGCTTGAGCGTTACGCCGTTACGCGGAACGGGTCGGCCGTCGCGCAGTGTCTTGCCTACGAAATGATAGCCGATCATGGTCTAGCCCTCCGTTCAGTCAGTTAAAGCCACGCCTCGCGCCGCGACTTCACGGCACGGCGGCGACCAGATAAACGCAACAGCTTGAACTCGCGCGCGGTCATGCTCACTTGTCATTCCTAGCGCGGCGCATCTTGCGACGGGTGCGCTCCTCTTTGGCGATCGCATCGGCCAAGCGATCCTCAAGCCGGGCGCGGCGCTTACTGCGCGGCCTGACCCAGGTAGCGCCCGGGCGCATCGGGTCGAATGTTTCGAGTGTCATGGTCTAGCCCTCCAAATTGTCCTAGTCGCAATCTGCACCCGAAGGGTAACAAATGCAAGCGATTTTTGTAGCCTATATTTTTATGTTAACTGTGCCGTGCAACATAGGCTACGGCAGTTTACCAGAAGGGTAGCGCGGCCGCGCAATGTAGCCGTAGCCTTATTTTCGGTGGCTTTTTGGCGGGAGGGTTACAAGATGGGGAACCTTTGCAAGTTGTTGATTGGTAGTGGCCTGGGCTAGTAGGGTTTCCTATTTACCTTAGTATTGTAGTTTAAAAGGAAGTAAATATAATATGTAAAATAGGTGTATATGTATACAGTAGTATATAGGGGGAGGTGGGGCGAATTTTTAGGTAACAAGGTAACAAAATCGCAAAAGGCTAAAACCCCAATACCTTCAACGACTTGCGCGTAACCCTTAAATTAAAACATCGGCTACGGACAGGTAACACTCGGTAACTTGTTATTTATCAAGGGGTTGCGTGTAGCCCTTCTAGTGACTTGTGTTTTCGCCATAATCTCGGCATTGTGCGCCCTGGCAGCGCTCAACCCTACGGCCAGGAGGCCGACCGACATGACCAAGAATGCCTCTAGGACCGCCGCACGAGCCTACCTTGCGGCGATCGTCGATGACCCTAGGGCCAGGCCCGCCGACCGGCTGCGCGCCGCTGAGGCCCTCCTGCGCAGCGATGACATAATGCCGGTCGGGGGTAGGGTTGCCCGCTTGATGACTGACGCCGAGCTTGAGGCGATCGCACGAGGGGAGGGGGGTACACCCCCGGAAAGGGGACCCGTGAGCGGAGTCCCAGAAACGGGTCCCATACGCGAGCGTGAGGACAACCCTACGTGCATTGGGACTGTGCCGGAGCGCACCCTGCCGACGCCCGCGCGCCGAGGCCGCCCGAAAAGGGGGCCCCAAAGCGGGACTCCCGGCCCGGTACTTGTACCGGCCGCCACTTCAGGCGACGATGTGGACCCGCTGAGTTGACAGGAGCGCGTGCGTGACGACGCCGCTACCGGGATTGCCCGACGATCCGTTGCTGGAAGATGACGCGCCGCAGGCTGTAACCCGCGAAGCCGCAGCGCGTGAATTGATTCGTCGCGTGCGTGCGCGCAATTCGCTGGTCGAGTACGCGCGGGCGATCGACATTCCGGGCGCGCCGCTCAGCGAGACGGATGAAGATTGCGACGTGTTCACGCCGGTCGAGTCGGACGTGGCGCTGCACCACCGGATCATCATGTCCGAAGTGCAGCGCTGCATGGAGACCTACGGCGGGCGGCTGATTATTCTTGCGCCGCCGGGATCGGCGAAGGCGCTGGCACTGGATACGCCGATCCCGACACCAGACGGCTGGAAGAAGATGGGCATGTTGCGGGTCGGCGATCAGATCTTCGACGAGCGGGGAAAAGTGTGCTCGGTGACGTGGGTTAGTCCAGTTCACCGGCAGCGCCCCGTTTATGTGGTGCGTACCGACTGCGGCGACGAAATCATCGCCGACCGCGATCATGAGTGGCGAGTACAACTTTGCAGAAAGTCGCAACGTCGCAGCATCATCGACACAGCCACTTTGGCCCTTCCACGGGGTAAGCGCTCGCTGGTGGACAGGGCCGGTGCGCTGGACCTGCCGAAAGTCAAGCTGCCCATTGACCCCTACCTGCTCGGGCTATGGCTCGGAGACGGGCACAGTAGCGGCTTGCGTATTACCGCAGCATTAGAGGACCAGAAGCATTACCGGGAGTATCTGACCGGCATTGGCATCGAGACGCGGGACACTACGATCCCAATTACGTTTCAGGTCATTGGACAACGCGCAAATTTCGTCTCCCTGGGGTTGATAAAAGATCACCTGGAAGACGGGCGCAAGCATATCCCGCCGCAATATCTGCGCGCGTCGCGTGCACAGCGCATGGCGCTTTTGCAAGGTTTGATCGACACGGACGGAACGGTGTGCCGCAAGCGGGGCTGCACGACGTTTTGCAGCACCAGGATTGAACTTGCGCTCGGAGTACGAGAGCTAGTGCGCTCACTCGGCGTGAAGGCGGGATGGTCGGAGAGCATCGCGCGAGTCAACGGCAAGGATTGCGGGCCGGTGTACAGGGTCAGTTTCTACCTGAAGGATTCAGCGAGGCTGGCGCGCAAGCGCCGCTGGACTCGGGATCAGTACCGAACGCCGAACACCTATCTGGAAGCCACGCCGGCCGGCGTCGCAGATACCGTGTGCATTGAGGTGGATTCTCCAAGCCATTTGTTTCTGTGCGGGCGATCCATGACGCCGACGCACAATAGCACCTACGCATCCGTCGTCGGGCCGGTGTGGAAGATGAAGAAAACGCCGAACTACCGGATCATCCTCGGCAGCTACAACATGAAGATCGCGGCGAAGCAATCACGCCGCGCGCGGCAGTTGGCGCGGCAGGACAAGGAGATCTCGATTTGGGACGACCGGCCGTTCCTGGCCGGCGACCAGAAGGCGATCGACCAGTGGGCGCTCTCGAACGGGTCGGAGTTCATGGCCGCGGGCTTGCAGTCGGGCATCACCGGCTCGCGCGCGCACGGCGTCGTGATCGACGACCCGGTGAAGAACCGCGAGGAGGCGGACTCGGAGACCATTCGCGAGAAGATTTACGACGAGTATGCGGACGCGGTGACGACGCGACTGATGCCGGGCGGGTGGATATGCCTAATTCAAACACGATGGAGCCCCGACGACCTGGCCGGGCGCATTTTGCCCGAGGATTACGACGGCCAGAGCGGGGACGTGTTGTGTCGCGACGGCCAGGTGTGGCGTGTCATCAACTTCCCCGCGAAATGCGAGCGCATCGACGACCCGCTCGGGCGGCCGATCGGGCACTACATCTGGCCGGAGTGGTTTTCACAGACCAAAGATCCGACCGACGGGACCCATTGGGCGAAGTGGGAAACCAATCCGCGCACGGCGCGCACCTGGGCCGCGTTGTTCCAGCAGCGCCCGACGCTCGGCGAGGGCCTGGAAATCCGGCGCGAGTGGTTCAAGTGGTACGACCCGGACATCGAGCCGGGCAAGCCCGGCGGCTGTCCCGACTTGCTCACGATCTACGGCGCGACCGACATTGCGACGAAAGAGGACAAGTCGGATTTCAGCGAGCACGGGATCATCGGTCTCGACACGGACATGAATTTCTGGTTCCGCGACTGGTGGTACGGGCAAAAAACGACGGACGTGAGCATCGCGAACGCGATCGCGCTGATCCTGCGCTGGCATCCGTGGCGCTGGTGGGACGAGGGCGGCCCGATCGACAACGCCATTCGCCCGCACTTCACGGCCGCGATGCGCGCGTCACAACCGCCGTGTTACGTCGAGCTTGAGTCGAAGCCTTCGATCAAGAACAAGACCCTGAAGCTGGCCTCGTTCCAGGCGCGCGTCGCCGGCGGGCAGGTGTACATGCCCCTGAAGCGGGCCTGGGCGACCCGGCTGGTGGATCAGCTTTGCGCTTTTCCCGCCGTGCAGAACGACGACGCCTGCGACGTTTGCGGCTTGCTCGGGCGAGGAATCGACAGCATGATTTCTCCCCACCGCCCGCGCGCACCGGAGCGAAAGGAATTGATCCCGTTCACCGGGGCTTGGGTCGAGCACACGGAGCAGGCTGAAATGAAGCCCCGCTACACATGACCACAGAAAATTGGAAGCCTGTAGTCGGGTACGAGGGGCTGTACGAAGTCTCGGATCAGGGGTGCGTGCGAAGCTTGACAGCGCGAGGCAAATGGGCGGCAGGCCGCATATTGAAGCCGTTTAAGGGTTCGCGCTCTGGACACCTGCATGTGGGACTGTGCAAAGACAACCACCTAGTGTTACGCTATGTTCACCAATTGGTATTGGAAGCCTTTGTGGGACCTCGTCCGCAAGGCGCAGATACGCGGCACTTTCCAGATCCAAACCCGACTAACAATTGCGTGGAGAATCTCTCTTGGGCTTCGCGAAGTCGCAACATGAAAGATAAATCACTTCACGGATTGCGCAAACTGACTGTCGGTGACGTAGAGCGAATTCGCGATATGCGCGCCTGCGGTGTTCGAGGAACGGATGCCGCAAAGTGGTTCAAAATTAATCTGACATCGGTGTGCGACATTCATGCCGGGCGCTCATGGAGTCACCTAAATGCTGCACTCCGGTAACGAACCGAATCCAGGGATGCTCGGCGCAGTCGATGCGGGCGTCCAGGCCGCGAACGTCGAAGCGCAGGGGGAGGCCGAGGCGGAGGCCCGGCAACAGGAAGCGAACCAGATCGAAGCGATCATGAAGGCGTACAACGACGCCCGATCGTTCGACAAGGCCGCCCGCGCACAGTACGCGATCGACCGCCGCTACGCCGCAGGCACGGCCCACATCAACTGGGCCGTGAGCGCGAACCTGATCGGCAGCTTCATCGACATCCTGGTTTCGTTCCTGTACGCGCGTAACCCTGACGTGAGCGTGAAGAAAGCGCCGCAGGTGGACAACAGGGGAACCAAGCAACAGGAAGAATTCGCGCGCACGATGGAACTGATGATCTCGACGCTGTGGCGCTCGCAGACTTCGACGCTGAAAGGCGCGGCGCAGAAGATGGTCCGCTCCACGCTGTCGGTCGGCGTCGGCTGGATGAAGGCGACCTTGCTTTGCAAGGGCACCAACATGCCGCAGATGCAGACCCAGTTGAACGATCAGCGCAACAACATCGCGCAACTCGAAGCCGAGCGCGAGCAGTTGCTGTCCGATGACCCGCTCTACGCCGGCGAGGCGCAGACGCCCGAGGAAATCGACGAGCAGCTTTTGCAGATGCGCGAGCTTGAGGAATCGCTGAGCGCGAAGATGGAGGTCGCGCTGCGCAAGGCGATGGTTTTCGACTTCGTGCGCGCGGAGGACATTCAGGTTTCGCTCGACGTGACCGACCTGGCCGACTACAAGAGCGCCAACTGGATCGCGAACGCGATCTACCGCACCAAGGACGACACGCTCGCCATGTGTCCGCGTCTGACGGCGCAGGATCTCGTCGGTGCGACCTGCTACTACCAGCGCAACAATCGCGATCTTCAACCGCTGGACGATATCACGAAGCTCACTGGCCTGCCGGGCATGTCGGGCATGTCGAACGACATGCAGGCGGCGCAGGCGGATCAGTTCGTCAGTGACAAGAGCGCCGGCGGCACCGGCCCGGTCGATGAAAACCAGATCGAGTTCTACAAGATCGTCGAGCGCTGGAATCGCGTGACCGGATTCATCGAGACGATGGTCGAGGGGTGCAAGCGATGGGCCGTAGAGCCTTTCCAGCCCGACTACCCGACGACGCGCTTCTATCCGTACTTCCTCCTGGTGCTGTTCCCGGTCGATGGCTCGCGGCATCCGCAGTCGCTGACCTGGCGGCTGTTCAAGCTCATGGACGAGTACAACTCGTCGCGGTCGAGCACGCGCCTCACGCGCGATCGTGCAGTGCCAGCGACGCTTTTCAATGCGAGCGGCGTGCCGCCGGAGGAAGCGAAAAAGATTCAGCAGAGCGTCCAGCAGGAATTCATCGGCATCAATCCGACCGATCCGGCGGCCGACATCACCAAGCTGTTTGCAGCGAAGCCGGTTGCCGTGGCCGATATGCGCTTGTTCGACACGACCAGCGTGTTGCAGGACATGGAGCGCATCAGCGGGGTGCAGGAAGCGTTGCAGTCTGCCGTGACGACGGAAAAGACGGCGACCGAAGCGGAGATCCAGCAGACCGGATTCGCCTCGCGCACGACTGCCGACCGCGACATGCTCGAAGGTGTGCTGACCGATCTGGCGAACTACACGGGCGAACTGGCGCTAGGCGGGTTGGAGCACGCCGACGCCGTGCGCATGGTCGGCATGAAAGCATTCTGGCCGTACGGCATGGCCGTGGACGATCTGCTCACGATGGTCGAGATCACGATCCAGGCAGGTACGACCGGCAAGCCGAAGGCGGCTGGCGATCGCGACGCATGGGCCACGATCATGCCGATGCTGAAGCAGACGATGGTCGAAATTCAGCTTGCCGAGCAGCAGGGCAACCTGCCGCTGGCGCTGGCGCTGCGCGAACTGATCCGCGAGACGCTTGTGCGCCTGGGCGATGACAGCGATCCAGAGCGCTTCATCCCGGCCGCGCCGGAATTGCCGGCTGTCGGCGCACCCGGTGCGCCCGGAATGCCGGGCGATCCGGCCGCAGGTGGACCCGCAGGAGATCCCGGCGTATCATCCGAAGCCCCGATTGGAGATTTGGTGGCACCAGAACTTTCAGCACCGGCAGTTGAAGCGCCGGTCATCGCGCCCCCGGCATAACGGAACAGGAGAGATTTCATGACGACCCCCACCGCCCCGACAACGCTTGCTGAAGCTATCGACGCCGGCGTTGCCGCAGCCAATGCGGATGCAGGCATCGCACCAACGGCGCAGGAGGAACCAGGCAATGACCCTTCGAGCGAGGCTGGAACGGATGCTGATGCGGGCGACGATCAGCGCGACATTTCAGCGCTTTCTGGTGGCACACCGGATGGAGCACCAGATGGCAAAGATGGAGGCGATGGAGAAACTGCCGCTGCGGGCGACGTGGATGCTGGCAAAACTGACGGCGAAGATGAGGCTGGCGAGGACAAGGGAAAGGATGCTGCGAAGCCTGGTGACAAGGTTGCAAAGCCGGGAGACAAGCAGCCCGATGCGCTGAACGATCCGATTCCGGCGGGGCTCAAGGAAGCCACGACGAAGCGCATTCAGGACCTCATCAAGATCGGCAAGGATCAGACGACGCGCGCCGATCAGGCCGAGACACGTTTCGGCACGATCGTGCAGCGAGTGCGCGAGACCGGCGCATCGCCCGAGCAATACGGGCAGGCGCTAGGCTACTTGTCGCTGGTCAACAGCGGCCGGCGCGAGGACATCGTGAAGGCGCTCGAATTCATCGAGGGCGAGCGCATCGCACTAGCGCGTATGGCCGGCGTCGCGCTTCCCGGCGTGTCAATGGTCGGGGATTACCCGGACATCGCCGCTGAACTGAGAGCCGGCAAGATCACGCCGGAGCGCGCCGAAGAACTCGCTGCGCAGCGCGCAGCGCAGGAATTCACGTCAAACCGCGACAAGCACAACACGCAGATCAATGAGCAGCGTGTCGCGCACCAGCGCGCGGTGCAGGCTGCGCAGAGCGAACTCAATGCCGAGGAAACGAGGCTCATGACGGCCGACCCGGACTACAAGGCGAAGCGGCCGCTGATTCTCAAGCTGATTCTCCCGCAGATTCGTTCCGGCAGGCTCCGGCCGACAGAATGGCTGCCGGAATTCAAGCGCCTATACTCTGTGGTGCCGACGCCGCGCAAGCCGTCACCGTCGGACGCGGGCCGTGCGCTCGCGGCCGCGCGCGGAGGCAAGCCGCCGGCACGGCAGCCGCTGCGCGCGAACCAGCCGGCCGGAGGCGCGACACCCGCGCCGAAAACGATGGCGGAGGCGGTCGAACTCGGAATCCAGATGGGAACACGCGGATGAAACAGTACGACATTAAGCTGTCGAAGCAAGAGCGCAAGGATGCTATCGATGACGGCATCGAGGAAGCATCATGATGCGCCCGGTCTGGATGTTGCTCTTGCTGCTGGCGTCAATGTCGGCAAGAGCAATTGAGCCGCCGCCCGGCCATGAATTAGTTCCCGTCATCCATTTGCAAATTGATGGGCCACCTAAATTCGCAGTCGTGGCATTGCCCGTGCCGCCGCGAGCTACAATTTTGAATCATGGTTGCGTTCGTGAATTCAACGCAACTGCAATTCGTTGCTATGCGCTCGATGTTGCAGGCACAATCCCGGTGTGGATTACGTTCGATCTGAACATCAATCAGTAGCAGAATCCCGCAGGAGGGGACTATGCACAAGCAACTGACCGTGCTGGACGAACGTCACGTCTGGCACGGGCCGATGATCGACGCCGCGCGCGCCCGCGGGTACGACGCCAAGCGCATCCCCCTGGGAACTTTCGATGAATTGCAAGGCCGATCCGGTCTCGGATTCATTCGACCGCACGCGAAGCCCGGCATCCTGCGCCGAAACATTGACTTCGACGATCCGGAAATGCGCGCACGCCTGACTATGGTGCAGGACCGCGCGCAAGTCGAAGTCTACGACAACAAGAGCGAGCAGTTCGCACGGTGGGGTCAGTACATGCCGCTGACGCGCCGCTTCACGAACCGGAGCGAGGCGCTCGAATTCGTGCATCAGTGGGACGGCTGGCTCGTCAGCAAGGCTGATGTCGGTGCGTCCTCGAACAACGTGCGCATCCTGAAAACACCAGACGAGCAGCGCTACCACGTCGGCCAGTGCTTCGGCACCGGCATTCGTGTCACACACAGCGCCGGCGGCGCGGGCGATCACGACGTGGAATCGAGGCAGCAAGGCTATGTTCTTCTGCAAGAGTACGTCCCGAACACCTTCACTTGGCGGGTCAATATCGTGGGCCGCGCGCGTGCCATTTTCAAACGGTTCAATCATCCGAAGAAAGGCACGGCGCAAACGGGCAACGTCGAGCCCGTCATGGTGCTTGACGACGAAACCGAATCGCTTCTATTCTTCGCCGACAGAATTTTCGAGGCGATCGGCACGAAGTGGTGTGCGATCGACGTGCTTCGGCAGGGACGTGCATGGAAGCTGATCGAAACGAGTCTTGCGTGGCCGTGGCCATCGCCCGGCCGGTGCAACGAGGCCCCGTTCTTCGGCGACCTGCTTGACAGGCCGTACAACTGGCTCGACATTTGGGATCTGATGCTCGACGAATACGAGGCCGGGACATGGACCTGAAGCAAAAAACAAAGCCGTTCCGTCTGGCCTTCAATATGTTCTGTTGCGCGACTATTTTTTGTTGGGCCGGTGTGAAACCGCGCGAAACGATCAGCGGCCTTGCCGGACGTAAAGCCTACGATCTCGCCATGTGGGAGCCAAACGAGCCCAAAGTGCGCGGCGGGCGTTTTTGGCGCGTGCTGGAATGGGTGATTGACGTTATGCACCGGGGCGAGCACATGCACTGCTATCAGACCGCTACGTCGGAGTGGGAGGCGCGTCGCACCCTCGGCTACGAATGAATTTGCGCGAACGTGTGCCGGACATACAGTTCCCGGCTGCTGAATTCAAAGCGGCGCTGGCCGTCATGGAGCGCGTCGGCGCACTTGAAGCTCCGTGCTGCATGTCATTGCATCAGCGGGAGATCTTGTTCAACTTAGTGCGTGCGTGCCACTTCAAGCACGTCCTCGACATCGGCACCTATACCGGCTACTCGGCACTCAATTTCGCGCTTGCCGTCGGGCAGGGTGGCCGCGTCGTCACCATGGACGTTCAGCAGCACGACGACCCCCCGGCGCTGTGGCGCGCCGCCGACGTGCAGTGCATCGAGTACTACGTTTGCGACTCGCTCGACTATCTGCACGGCGCGCACAGCAGTTTCGATCTGGTAAGCATCGACGGCTGGCACGAAGATTTCCGCGTGTATGACGAAATTCGCGCAGCACTCAATAAGCTGCGCCCCGGCGGACTGATCTTTCTCGACGACGTGCAGCCGTTCGACTTCGAGCCGAAGCCAGGCTTCGACCGCTTTTACGGCCCGGCGCGCGCAGTCGCGCGCTTTCTCGATGAGCGTCAGGACGTGCGCTTCCAGTGGATCACGCAAACTTCTGGACTCCTGGTGCAGCGATGATCGCTCGTGTTTCCGTCGTCTGTTTCAAGTACAACATTCCCGGCTACCGCACGCGGTTCACGGCGACGATGGTGAACAAGACATTCCTCGGGCTCGCACGTAATGTCGGCCCTGACGTGCCGTTCGAGTTTGTGTGCATTACCGACGACAAGAAGGGGCTGATGTCGGACGTGTTCACGCGCCCTATCCTGCCGGCTTTTCGTGGACTGCGAAACCCGACTAGCCTTACGCGACCGAACTGCTACCCGCGCCTCACATTGTTCGATCCGAGCAATCCTTACGGCCTACAAGAGTATTTCCTGAGCATCGACCTGGATGTCGTCATCACCGGCGACGTGACGAAATTCATTCAGCATTGGCGCGACTTCATCGTGTGGAAAATTCGCGGCCGTTTCTGCGGCTCGCTCTTTGGTGGCCGTGTCGGTGCGACGCCGCAGCTATTCACGGACTTCGATCCGCTCCGCTCACCCCGCTTGACACACGAAGCCGGGCTGAAAGGCAGCGATCAGGCATGGTTCGAGTACAAACTGCCAGATGCGCCGGTGTGGACGGCTGCGGACGGCATCTACGGCTGGCAGGATGAGATCGGCGTGAAACCACCAAGGCGCAGGCTCGGCAGACCTCCGCGCATAATCCCCATAGTGCCGCCACGCAGCAATCGGCCGGATTTTCTCGGAATGAATCCCCTCTTGCGACGGCAACAGGAGGCGCGTCAAGCTCGCGCGGCTGCGCTTGCAGCGGCCGGGAAGGAAGGGCCGCCGGTGCGTCCGCATGGTGCAGGCAACTTGCCGCCGGATGCGCGCATGGTTTTCTTCTACGGCGAGCCGAAAGCATGGGATCCGAGCGCACAGGAACAGTCACCGTGGATCTTGCAGCACTACCGCTGAAGCGGTGCGTCTCCGAACTCTACAACGCCTACGCCGGGCAGCCGATCCTAGTAATCGGCGGTGGCCCGAGCGTGCTCACGGACCTGTCGCAGATTTCCGGCTGGCAGTCGATGGTACAGATTTCGGCGAACGGCCATGCGTTTAAACTACCAGAGGCGCGGCCGAGCTTCATCTTCACGAAGGACAATGCCGAGTGCCCTCCGCGCCCGCGCAACCCGCGCGCAGGACCATTTCCCTTGATGGAGCCGCAGATGCGGGTTTTCGGTGTGCCTATCATCAGCCTTCAGTATTGGGCCGACTACCGCTGTGCGTCGTGGCCTTTTCAGGGCAATAGCGGGCAGCACGCACTCGCGGTTGGCGTACTGATGGGCGGTGCGCCAGTGATCGGCGTCGGCTTCGATTGTTTTCAGGGCCCGACGTACTTCCATAGCGACGGCCCGAATGTCAGCGCGGGCAGGAACCCCGGCTACTGGCAGTATCGCTTCCGGCGCTTCGCTGAGCGGTTCCGATGCCAGGTGCGAATTCGCGCGTTGTCAGGCCAGGTTGCCGAGACCTTCGGCAAGTACAATCCTGCCGAGACCTTCACCGGCGAAGTCATGCCTGCGGTATTTCTCGCCTATGAGAAGATGCCGACACAGCGGGTGCGGGTGCTCAAGGCATTCCGTGACTCAGGCAAGGCTACAGAGATCCCGGCTGGCGCAATCGTGGCGTGCAGCCCCGCAGAGGCGGCCTTGTGGTGCGCGCGAGGGCTGGCCGAGCCCCGCGCTTGACAGCCAGGGGAAGGTTATGTAATCGTTTGCCCACGAATCGACTCTACGGAGTGCCCCGCAAGGGGTCCGACCGGCGTACCGGGCTCCGACGTGTGTACCGAGGCTTCCACGGCCCTCAGTCGAAAGCGGTAGTGCTTTCAACTTTCAGAGGTACACGACCATGCCTTTCAATGCCGAACAACTTGCCTACGGTGGCAAGCTGGCGATCGACTTCTTCCTGAAGAACACGCCGATCGACCAGATCAACACCGAACGCCCGCTCATCAAGAAGCTGGTTTCCGAGAAGCAGCCCTATGTGGGCGGCTTGCAGTACGTCGTCGAGCAGCTTCGCACGTCGAATGACTCGAACTTCCAGTCGTACTTTGGCGCAGGCCAGGTGACGTACAACCGGAAGCGCACGATCGACCAGGCGAAGTACGCCTACGGCGCGTTCCACGACGGCTTCGGTCTCGACGAAGATGAACTCGTCCAGAACGGGATCACGATGGTCGATGACCGGAACGCTTCGCCGACGGCGAGCGAGAAGGTCGCGCTCACGAACCTGTTCACCGAGAACATGGAAACCCTCAAGCTCGGCTTCGAGGAAAACTTCGACCTGATGCTGCATCGCGACGGCACGGCCGACGAGGACGACATCGCAGGACTGGACCACCTGGTGCAGTTGGACCCGCAGATTTCGTCTGTGGTCGGCACGATCAACCAGGCGACGAATCCGTACTGGCGCAACTATGCCGATCTGGGCATCCCGGTTGCGGAACTCGTCGATCGCATGGAGATCGCCTGGCGTGAGTGCATCCGCTTCGGCGGCACTGCTCCGAACTTCATTCTCGTCGGTGGCGAGTTCCTCGACGCATACCGCGCTGCGGCTGCGCTGACGGTCAACCGCCAGATCAACGGCGTGAAGGGCCTTGAAAAGGGCGGCGTCTCCATCGACGCATCCACTTCGGCAGCCTTCTTCAAGGGCGTCGAACTGGTGTGGGACCCGGTGTTCGATGTCCTCGACACTGCGGATTCGCCGGAAGTGCCCTGGGCGAAGCGCTGCTACTTCCTGAACACGAAGTTCTTGAAGCTGCGGCCGATCTCGGGCCACTGGATGGTCTCGCGGCGACCCCCGCGCGTGTACGATCGTTACGTCCACTACTTCGCTCTGACGAGCAAGGCGGCGCTGACGACCGGCAAGCGGAACGCCCACGCGGTTCTGTCGCTCGAATACTGATCCTCAACCTGAAGCATCCCGGCCCTTCGGGGCCGGGAATGTGGAGAAGCCCAAATGCGAGTGCTCGAAATCAACAACACGGCGATCGACCTGAATGCTCAGGATGCGCCGTTCCAGACCAGCAACACGGTGGTGGCCCTCAACGGTTCGGCCGAACAGCGCGTCATTCAGGATGCCGACGACGCGGCATTCACCGAGAATGTCGAGACGCTGGCAACCCTGGCGGCTTCCGGTGCAGCCGGAGCCATTCAGGCCGTGACGTTGCGCAAGCGGTATATCCGCACCAGCGCGTCAAACGATCCGGTCTCCCTGCTCGGTAACTGAGTCCGCACACGCGGACAGGAGGACGACGATGGTGAAGATCCGATACACGAAGGTCCTGCTCGAAAAGAACGAGCGCTTTTCAACGCCGCTTACAGTGGCTCCGTGGGAAGTGCCTGTGCTGATCGAGGCTCACAGCAAGAGCCTCATCAGTGAAGTCGGGACCACCGTGGTCAACCGAAAGGAACTGCCGGAGGCAAGCGCCGAGTTTCAGCGGCTCATCAACCGCTACAAGCACGGTGAAAACTCCGAAGTTCCGTACGTAACTCGCGTGTACGGCGTCGCGGCGACCGCAGTCAAGATCATCGAGAAGATGATTGCTGACGCGGTGGTGCGCGACGGCGACACTGGTGCAGTCGAGTCGGAAGTTGAACTCCCGACTGACGACGCCACGGAAATCTCCAACCTGGACGCCCTGCTTGGCGACCAGGCCAGTGCGGAGGGGGCGCAGGAGATTCCGGCCTAAGTGGTGCGCTGACACGTTCCCTCCTGCGTGTCGGCAATGCCGGGGCCGGTTGGCGCAAGCTGGCCGGCCCTCTTTTCTGAGGGACCGACATGGTTTCGTTCAACTGCGCTTGCGATGAAGGGTTTTACGGCACTGAGACGTTGCTGGACCTTCGCACGTCGTTGTTGGAGCGGCTCGGCTACGCATCGCAGGCGGATAATCCGCCGCCCGGCATGGCCCGCCTTATGGACAACTTCCTGCGGCGCGGACAGGAATTCCTCTATCGTCGGCATCGAGCACTTCAGACCGAGCGATTTTTCCAGTGGCCGATGGTGGTCGGCGAGCGCTTCTACGACATCCCCGACAACGAACTGGATGGCTGCACGAAGCGCCTCGACGCATACAAGATCAGCGGCGTCTATGTCGAGGATCTCAACGGTGTGTGGACGCCGCTGCGCAAGGGCATCCCGCCCACGTTCTACACGTCAGTCAATTTCAACGGCCTGCCGGTGCGCTACGAAATCCGACAGTGCATCGAAATCTTTCCCGCCCCGAGCGCAGAATACACGCTGTGGGTGAAGGGCCACTTCGGCATGAACCGCTTCACCGAGGACACCGACACGTCTACGCTCGACAGCGAGCTTGTATTCTTGTGGGCGTTGGCGAATGCGAAGAATCACTACGGCCAGCCTGACGCCGCCGACGTGGCGACGCAGGCTCAGGCTTACTTGCGCGAACTCGTCGCCGGCTCGCACGGGACCGCGCGCTATGTGCCGGGCACCATCGAACTGCCGCCGGAAACGCCGCCGATTTTCTTGCCGTTACAGGTGCCGTAATGCGCCCTGCGCCCCTCACGGTCATCAAGGGCGGCATCAATCGGCAGCGCACCAAGGGCGGTGCGCGGGCCGATACGCTCTACGATCTGGTGAATGGCTATGTAACCGACGCCGAGACTGTAGTCGCGCGCGACGGCTGCTTCCGCGACACCACGCTCAATGAGCTTACGCGCGGCCTCGTCGCCTTCAACGGCTCGCGGCATACCTTCTGTCATGAATCGGTGGTGGTGCCTGACGGCTACACGCTGAACATTCTGGTGCATCCAGACGCCACCGAGAATTATCCGGTGGAGCTTGAGCGCATCCACTTTGCTGCGCCAATGATGGGTGCACTCTATGTCGTGGCCGAATTTGCTGATGGCGGCATCTTTCACTACTGGCTACAAGATCCCGATGTGTGGGAGGCCGATACGGTTTACAAGCACGCAGACCTGGTGCGGCCAAGCGTGCCTAATGGGTTTGTCTATCGTGCCTCACGCGTGGGCGATCCGTATCCGGCCTGGGCACCAAACGTTATGCGCTTTGATGGCACCGGCAACTACGAACAGAGCGTCATCGAGCCAACTGTCTACAACGACTTCTATTATGTCTGTATCGAGACTTTCGGTACCAATCCTCGCTCCGGCCTGGTGGAGCCCACTTGGCCGACGGAGGACGGTGCTACGGTCATCGAGACTGCGGATGGCGGTGAAGTCGAGACGGCAACTACGGCCCCGACGCCCCCGAGTTCAGATCGTCCGACGGTGCGGCGACGTGAGCGCTATGGCAACTTCATTCCATAGGAATAAAAGCTGATGGCTACGCCCGTCTGGAAGCCAGGGACGCTCTACAATCCAGGAGCCGTTGTTCAACCAACGAGCAAGGTCGGCTCTGTCAGCGAGAGCATCAGCAATGCGGGCTTCGAGTCAGATTTCACTGATTGGACGCCCGACCCCGGTTGGGCAATAACTTCTACTGTCGTATTTCAGGGCTTGAAAGCCGCGGCCTGGAATACGGGGGGCGCAGGGAGGCTTGCGTCGAATGATTTGAAGCCAATTGTGCCGGGTCAGTCCCTCACGGCGAGGGCGCGCTGTAATGCAAGATTTGGGTCATTCGCCCGCATTGAGCTTCAGTGGTATGACGAAAATCAGATATTCATTTCTCGCACTGAAGGACAGGCATTAAGCGGCGGCGACAATGTGTTCCGTGAAGTGACCGTTTCGGGCGCAGCACCGCCGCAGGCTGCATTTGTTGCAGTCTCCATGTTTGCCCTCATCGTATTCGGCTTTGGTGTCGCATTCGATGCCGTGACTTGGAACTATACGACGCCCACCATCGCGGCATCAGGGCTTGTGTTCCGCGCCGTACAGGTGGATGCCGGTTTCTCTGGCTCAAATGAGCCCGTATGGCCGAATGTTAATGGTCAGCAAGTCATCGACAATGAAGTCATTTGGGAGGCCGTCACAGCGTCGCACGTTGTATGGCAGGCAAATCCGATTCTGGTTTCCGACTACGATGAGCCAGATTGGCCGCTAAGTATTGATGGGCAAATTCTTGACAACACGATCGTTTGGACTGCGCTCTCGCGGCAAGTAACCGACGAGAAGTGCCCCAACACAGCAATTGTTGCAATCGGCGCATCAAAAGTTTTCGCCGGTGATGATGACATCATTGGCTTCACAGCGACGGTGAATCCGCTCGATTGGAGCACGGCCGACGACGCAGGATACCTGCCTTTCGGCCTGCAAAGTTTCGGCTCGAGTCCCGTGACTGCGCTCGGACTCTATCGCTCGAACCTGGTGGCCTTCAACTCGGAAGGCTTCCAAATGTGGCAGATTGACGAAGATCCGGCGAACATGGCGCTGCTCGATGCAGTGCCTGTTGGCTGTATCTATCCGCGCTCTGTGTTGCCGGTGCAAAACGACCTGGTATTCCTGAGCGGCGTCGGCATTCGAAACATCAGTATCGCAGGCGGCAGCACGAACCTTCAGGCCGGCACCTTTGGTGAAGCGATCGACCCGCTGGTGCTTGCAAAGATCCGCGAAGACGTATACGAGCCGCTCGGCCTTTTCGTTCCGGCCTACGGTCAATACTGGCTGTTTTTTGGCAATGAAGCCTTTGTGCTTACCATCAGCGATGTGAAGAAGCTGTCGTGGTCACGATATATCTTCCCGGAAGCGATTACCGACTGGGCGCTCGAAGGCAACACGCTCCTGGTACGTACCGAGAATCATCGCATTTGGCGCTTCTCTGACCAGGCAGTGTACGACGACGAAGCAATCCCGGGCGGCGAGGCGGGCGGTACGGATGCTGTGTTCAATGGCACTGTCTGGTGGCCTTACCTGGATTTCAATGCGCTTGGCGTTGAGAAAATGCTTGTCGGTTTCGATCTCGTCGCAGATGCGCCAGAGGGACTTAGCGTGAGCATCGGCTACGATCAGCGAGATCGTGACGCACGCACGGAGGAATATGAAATGGCCGCCGACACGCTGCCAGGACAGATGGTGCCGATGCCGGTTGGCGGCCCGAGCTTTGACATGCGAATTACCTTTAACGGGGGTGGCGGCAAATGGCAGTGGAACGCGGCGGTGCTGTACGTCAAAGATATGAGGATGGGTGCGTGATCGAATACGTCGTCTACAAAAACCCCACGCTGACTGATTACCTGACCGTGCT